ATGAACATGTCACCGTGGAACAAAGACCGTGTCATAGGCCAAAAAAGACCACTTCAGATATCTTATATCTGGGGATCCGAATCCGGCTTGAACTGGAAGGTAAAACGCGTGATTTAGCTCTATTCAATATGGCCCTGGACAGTAAGTTACGAGGCTGTGATCTGGTGAACCTCAAAGTATCTGATATTGCATGTGGTAGCTCGGTTTCAAGCAGAGCAACGGTGCTGCAACAGAAAACCGGTAGCCCTGTACAATTTGAGATAACCAAAGGGACAAGAGAAGCTGTTGCTGCATTGATAAAGCTTGGCAATTTGCACAGTAAAGACTTCTTGTTTCCGTCTCGGATCGGAACTAACCGGCACATATCAACCCGGCAATACAGCCGAATTTTTCATGGATGGGTAGAAAAGCCTGGTCTCGAAGCTTCGCTTTACAGTACACATTCCATGAGAAGAACAAAATCTTACCTGGTCTACAAGAAAACCAAGAATCTCCGGGGGATCCAACTACTGTTGGGTCATAAGAAACTGGAAAGCATAGTCCGTTATCTGGGCATCGAAGTCGATGATGCGTTAGAGATCTCTGAATCGATCGAAGTCTAATTTCCATACAACATTAGCAAGCTTCGCCAGCGTCTTGGTCTATGCAATATCCGACAGAGCTATTACCCTGATGTAGCGTCAAAGCGCCGGGACGTAAATGCTCGTGGATGATTCCCGCGCCTGGCAACTGGGATTAAAGCGGGCAGGCATTGAAAACTTCCGCTTTCATGATCTGCGCCATACATGGGCAAGCGGCTTATTCAGTCGGGCGTTCCACTTTCCGTGCTGCAGGAAATGGGCGGCTGGGAGAGCATCGAAATGGTTCGCCGTTATGCGCACCTTGCACCAAACCACCTGACCGGGCATGCAGGCAAAATTGATGAGATTTTTGGTAATAACGACACAAATACGACACAGGAGGGGAATCAGGCTGGACTTAAGATAGCGTAACTAGCTGATATCAAATGGCGCGCCCTGCAGGACTCGAACCTGCGACCCACGGCTTAGAAGTTCCTAGAACTACCTTTTAACACAATAACTTACCGCGTCATACCTGCGCTCACACGTCCCATGACGCCAAAACATGCAAAGCTATGCAAACCGGTGCAAAGCCTTGCGTGTCTCACTTCTGTCCCACTCACCGTCGATCGATGCCGCGTCCGATGCTAGACTCTTCCCCTTCAAATCTAACGGACTTAGATATGCTCAAGCTCTTTACGAAGTATGCCTCTGTGGGCGTGCTCAACACGCTAATCCATTGGGTGGTATTTGCCGCGTGCTTCTATGCGCTGGGAACCAGCCAGGCGCTGGCGAACTTCAGCGGATTCGTGGTTGCGGTAAGCTTTAGCTTTTTTGCAAACGCTCGCTTTACGTTCAACAGCTCTACAACAACGACGCGCTATGTGCTTTATGTTGGGTTTATGGGGTCTCTGAGCGCGGCTGTGGGATGGGCGGCAGATGAATGCTCTCTTCCACCGTTAGTGACTCTGGTCGTATTCTCCGCAATCAGCCTGGTGTGCGGGTTTATCTATTCGAAATACATCGTCTTCAGGGAAGCAAAATGAAGATTTCACTTGTGGTTCCTGTCTTCAATGAAGAAGACACAATACCTATTTTCTATAAAACCGTAAGAGAATATGAGCCGCTCAAATCGTTTGAGGTGGAAATCGTATTTATCAATGATGGCAGCAAAGACGCCACAGAGTCGATTATCAACGCGCTGGCCGTGTCAGATCCGCTTGTCGTGCCTTTATCTTTCACTCGCAATTTCGGCAAAGAGCCAGCGCTATTTGCTGGACTGGACCATGCCACCGGCGACGCAGTGATTCCGATTGACGTCGATTTGCAGGACCCGATTGAAGTGATCCCGCAACTGATTGAACGCTGGCAAGCTGGCGCAGATGTCGTACTGGCTAAACGCACAGACCGCTCTACAGATGGACGTCTGAAGCGCAAGAGCGCTGAAATGTTCTATAAGCTGCACAACAAAATCAGCAACCCCAAGATTGAAGAGAATGTAGGCGACTTTCGCCTGATGTCTCGGGAGGTTGTAGAGAATATCAAGCTGCTTCCTGAGCGTAACCTCTTCATGAAAGGCGTGCTGTCATGGGTTGGCGGGCGCACAGACGTAGTAGAGTATTCGCGCGCAGAACGCGTGGCCGGCAGCACCAAATTCAACGGGTGGAAGCTCTGGAACCTTGCGCTGGAAGGGATTACAAGCTTCTCAACTTTCCCACTGCGCATGTGGACATACATCGGCTTATTAGTGGCCGGGCTGTCATTCATCTATGGTGCATGGATGATTGTCGACACACTCGCCTTTGGTAACCCTGTCCGCGGATATCCATCACTTCTGGTCTCAATCCTCTTCCTTGGCGGCGTTCAGCTGATCGGGATTGGCGTTCTTGGAGAGTACATTGGCCGGATTTATGTTGAGTCCAAGCAGCGCCCGAGATTTATTCTGAAGAAAAGGGATAAAGATGTTTAAGTTGAATAGATTTGATAGTGGATGCTGGTTAATAGTTAGTGTTACCGCTCTCTTTGTTTTGCCTATCCTGCTTTCAGGTGTGTTATATCAGGACGATATACTTAGAACAGCAAATGGTGAGGCGTATTGGGGCGTACTTGGGCGCCCTATGTCTGACGTTGCTGTCATGGCGCTTGGGTTTGGTTCAGGATTCGTTGTTGATTCCTTCCCATTATCTCTGATACTGGCTGGCGTATTGCTTGGAGCTTCGTCAGTAATGCTTTATTGCCGGTTTGCGATTAATCGTGGCATCGCATCTGGCGTAGTTTTTTCTTTATTTTCATTAAGCCCGTTCTTCCTTCAGAATCTTTCTTATCACTTTGACTCCTTTCCGATGATGCTTGGAGTTTTCCTTGCTGTATTGCCTTACTCTAAAATGTCTGCATCATTTAAGTTGGCATTTAGGGTGCTATTTGGGGCTATATGCCTTGTGCTTGCCTTGAGTCTCTATCAAGCAACAATAAATGTGTTCCTATCTTTGTGCGCCATAGAAATAGCTTACGTACTTTACAATAGGGGAAGCGGAACAGATGCATTACGAATGTCTGTCGAAAGAGCGGCCAGCGCAATTATTGGAATGATAACCTACATGAAGGGTGTGACCCCATTCTTCTTATCAAAAAATGTTCACTCAGATCTTGTATTAAAAGCTGATGATCCGGCTAAAAGCCTGTTTTACAACTTTGAAAGATTCTGGAATATCGCATCAAGCCTGATGAATGACTCGCTTTACATGGCTTGGGTACTGATTATTCTAGTTGCGACTGTTGGATTGATAATTCTGTCTTTCAGAGTGGCAAAGTCTGAGTTTTCGTTAACATCCAAAATTATTGGCTTTGCTGTGTTTGCTTCGGGCATTGCAGTGACACTGTTCTCAATTGCTGGGCCATTTATATTTATAGATAAGACTGTGGTTGCTCCTCGCGTAATGATGGGAGTTCCGGGGTTTATGCTGCTTATCGGCTATCTGGCATCAATGTTGCCATCAAAAAGACTAACAACTATCGCATGCATTATTCCTGTAATGTTCTCCTTGTCTTACTCGTCTGCATATGGAAATGCAAGTAAACATCAGCGCTCGCTAGAAGATAAGGTATTCTATGATATAGCATCTTCGTTGCCTTCTAAGTTGGATGGCAAAAAGGTATATATCTCTGGTCAGATATCTACCGCCGTCACTACTAACATGGAATTTAAGAGATTCCCTTCCCTTAAGTGGATGGTAATGCCGTTGTACAACTGGTCTGGAATGATAATGCTGAAGCATTATGGCATAAATGCTGAGATGGGAATCAATAGAGATAACTCGATCAGCAGATCAACTTTGAAGTCCAGCAGGTATTTCGACATAACATCAGATAAAGATATTTATGTAACACTTAAATAGCCCCGAATGGGGCTACTTTGTTACCTTCAGTCTAAGTTTATAGTTGATGCTATAGGTATTTGCAGTATTAACCGGGGTCTGGAGATTTACTACTGTATCACTAAAGCTCACAATACCAATGGGAGCCACCGACGTTGCCTGCCCCTGAGTCCCGATAATAACCCACGCCTCAACGTGAATTATTTTCCAGCCTGTGGGAGGGGTTAACTGAACTCTACCGTCGCCACCATTGATCAACTGCGTTGAATAAGTTGACGCATAAGAAATACCTCTACCTTCATATTCATACCCATTAGGTGCCAGATATATAGGCATGAACCTGTCATTTATGCAGTCAATATTAGCCCAGTTTGATGGAGCAATAAGCCGACTTGACCCGAAATAAATGCCTGTATTTTGCATGTAGAATTTAGATGTTGCATCAGGGGTTACGAGGAAAGTGTTTGCGAACTCTGATGTTGACATGTCACCAGTCATGTTCATCAGGGTAATGCAAGATCCACCCAGGCAGTAGTAATAACTATTATTAGTCGATGGCAGGGTAAAAAGCTCTGTGTTACCCATAAGCACTGACATTGCCTGATAAGGACCATGCTTACCCGTTGTGTTTAATAACTTGTAATCCTGAGTCCAACTATTAGCAAAGATGCCAGAAGATGAGTATGAATAATCATGAACGCCCTGCCATGCTTCAATGCCAATGTTTTCTATATCTACATTGTCACACTGATATCGGCTAACAGCAATTGCCGTTTCATTTGAAAAATCGTAGTTAGCATTAGAAGTTAATGCCCCTTCAATGAATCCATGGAACTTACAATATTTACATCTGCGAAGAACCAACCCAAACGGTGACGCATCAATCTCCACTCTGAGATTGACACTTGTAATAGTAGAGCCACCTGCTGGAGTGTACTCAGGAGTTGCAGTTGCAGAATCAAGATAGACAGCTTTATGGCAAGAGTCAGCCCTGACAACTCCAGTTAATCCCCAGCACCCATACCCAAGAAAACCGTATTCAGCTCCGCTTACAGAGATGTTAACTTTTGCTTTCATCGCGGTGTTTGCGTGATAGCAAATATCACCAACATTCTTTGTTATGGTTCGTCGAGGCACACCCCTTGAGCAATGTATCCCTTCAAAAACAACGCCCCTCACAAACTCATCTGAGCTGCCAGCTGCAGAAGCATCCATTACCCTAACGACTGCATCCTTGCCAAATCCAGGCTTAACTGAGGTCTTAGAGCGTATCATAGTGGTGCCAAACTGATTTGATAGCGGTGTATTGGCTACCCCATACCATTTACTATGATTCCCCTGCTGAAGCATGCCATCCACGCCAAAATGATAAATTGCATATGGACAGCGCACCGGACACTTACCGCGAGCATAGTTCTCCGCAGCCTGACACGCTGCCCAGTCAATTGTCTGCGTCAGCGATGTCACGAAAGGATACACGGCCTGCGCTGCGGCAAGAGTCGCATAACGCTCAGACAAAGGGTGCGGGGTGCCATCACCAATGGCTCCAAATTGCTCAGGGGTCACCCACGTGATCGCCTGCTGAAGATTTCCACCTGGCTTCAGGCCAATTGATGCAGCGCCAGCTACAGTAGCCAGATAAGCCCGAAGAGAAGCATCCCCTACCCCAACCCACGCACCAACCCCGATTCCACCTGACGATGCAGGCGTAGAGCCAGCATCAACATGCTTCGGCAGTGCTCCATCCCAGCGATAATATTCTCCACTTACTTCATCGCGTAGCGCCTGGTTAGGGAGCGTAATATCAGCCCCATCCTGGAATGAGTCGATAAGTACCCACCCCATAGATGAAATGGCCTGCTGAATAAGCCAGCGAAGCCCTTCTATCGTGTAATGCTCACCACCGAAACGATCTATATACTTCCTTTCAAGCGAGGTAACAAACTCGTCAATTTTACCGGCATTAAATTTCAGGTCGCGCGGCGATTCACTGGGAACTGCATTTTGAGTAGGTTGCGTAGCCATATTTTTTCCATAAAAAAACCCGGCGCAGTGGCCGGGTTGTGATGGTTGAAGGGGTTTTATTGGTAAATAGAGTCGCTGTACTCTGAGACAGTCAGTGAGACGGTGTTGTCCGTGTTTGGTTTTATGCTGTTGACCGTCCATAACTGGCTATCCAGTTCTTCTACCGTCGCAATAAGATAGCGCGAGGGTAGCTGCACTGTGTCTCCATTCCAGATATTGAGCTGAATGTTTGGTATTGCCGCGGTGAACCCGTATTTAGTGTCCGTTCGAGGCGAAGCTGGATAGCGTAACGTCGGATTCCCCAGATTGTCGGTGACAAGCACATACATCGAGCCGGTAAACGTAATTGGCTCGCTGGTATCAAAGTTATTGCCGGCGCGCCCGGTGATATAGCCCTGCTGCTGATTACTGTCGTAGATGTCCGGCATCTGAATGACGCTACCCACCTGAATTATCCCATCCTCAAAAACCTTCGCGTTCATCTTCACCCGCGAGTAAATCAGGCGCTTCACTTCCCTCATCGCCCTTTCGCGCGCCTGATACTCGTTGCGGAATCCGACAATCTCCAGTTTGTTCGGGTTCTCCGCTTCCTGCTCAACGATAGCGCCGTTCAGCACTCGGTAGTTGATGTACGTCTTGTTGTTCGTTGTGGGGTGAACATATGACACCTGCACGCCGTCATAACCTCCCGGCAGCGTGGCCTCATACGTCATTTTGTACTCGTCCGTCTTCATGTTCGCGCGGTTGAATACTGCCGCCGGGTAATCCACTTTCTGGTCTCTGGTGAACGTCAGCACACCGTCATCCCAATAAGCTACCACCGATGCTGCATTACAGATGGCCTGCACACGGTCGCCGAGCGAGTCGTTCTCGTCGTCAAACGTGTAGTCGAAGTAGCCAAGACGCTCATCAGGCAAGCTTTCTGCAATCGAGTACAGTCCGTACAGGTCGATACTGCTTTCCGGTTGCTCCCCCATAACCAGCCAGGTATGCGCCACGGCATCAGCGAAGGAGCGCGACGGCCGCAGCGTGTAATCCACCTTCTGTGTGTTCAGGTTGTAGCTGATGGTATGGCGATTAACCAACACATTATATTTTCGGTCGCGACTCCCGAGGGCGTTTTCAGTGGCACGAACGCGCACCCTTACCAGGGTATCCGTTGAATGAACGACGTTCTTACGGATATTGACGGCGTGAATCTCTTCAAGCTTGAGAATTGAGGCGTCGCCGGAGTTATCTGTGCGCTGAAAGTTAATGGCATATTTCCCGTAACCGCCCACAGGTGTGATTTTGTCAGTCCGGTAAAATACTTCACTGTCCTGCGAGTGCCACGTGGTTTGTTTAAATATCAGCGTCTGCTGCGTGCCGGGAATCTGGTTGAAGTCATCATCGATTTTCCACAGCGTAACCTTCCAGTTTGTCTGCTTCTTTGGCCCGAGGCTGCTTTGCGTGTGTATCCATAACTGCTCGGAATCCACCGGAGAAAAGAACGGACCGACGACCAGCGCTTCATTATCATTAAGCACAAACTTGGTGGTGTTAATGGTCGCATTGGCCGGAATATCAGGAGGTCCCGCGAGGTTGTTCATCGTAAACGTATACCACTGCACGGGATTTGTAACGGCCCCGTCATTGGTCTGAACGGCAGAGATTAACGTGCCAGAAAACGTGGCATCTGTCGTGGTTGTGCCAGATGTCGTGCTATAGGTTACGTTAATGGTAAATGTTACGTCATGTGGCAACACCAGACCCATGAAGTAGTCAAATTCCGCCTGCTTTACGATTTTGACTGCTATCTGTCCGCCGGAATATGTGCCACTTACCACCTTATTGGCCGTCGCGGTTTCTACCGGATAGCCCTCTCCCTGATTAGCGCCAGGCACTTCCTGCCCATCGACATCATCAAAGCTGTAGCCCTCCTGGATAGTGGGAATCACCTCTCCTGGCTGGAAAAACTGATACTCCGCGCCGGCCATGCTACCGAGACTTGATTCTGAATACCGTACTGACTCGTAATCGTATTTGCCAATACCAACGCACATCCATTCGGTAACGTATTTCTTACCGCCGTCTTTAGCGTTGGCGCTGATGTATTCGAATAGTGACTCCTGAATTAGATCAGGGAAAGAGCGCACCTGCCCGTAAATATCAGGCTTGGCTTTATACACTCGCGCAGTGTTAGTTTGTCCGGTCAGGCTGTTATTGGGTGAGTCAATGGTGTTGCCACCGTTGTTGGCGATAGCCGGTTTAGGCGCAAGAAACGAAAACACCTGCCCAACCACTTTAAAGATGGGGCTAAGAATATCTTCTACGATGCCTTTTGGCTGGTCGAAAATCTGGATTTTGTCCAGCTCACTCAGCTCAAACGCCAGCTCATCGTCGTCACTCAGCTTCACGCCGTTGCGGATGATCAGCAGGTCACGGTGAAAGGTGGCGTCATTGGCCGCCAGCCAGTCATAAAAAAGGGTGCCGTTTGGCACCCTGTAGCGTTCTTTTGGCGTTCCCGGGAAACGACTTAATTCAATCAGAGCCATATTCGAAGAATTCCACTTTAGTGAATGCACGCTGAATGACCAGCAACGAGTCCATGCGAACGCTTCCGTTTTCGCCGCGAGAGTGCAGGGCTTGACGGTTAAGCACCAGACCTACATGTGCCGGTTGCGCGCCGCGGTATCCCACGAATATCCCGCCCTCAACAGGATTCTCGACCTGACGCCAGAATACGACGTCGCCCTGATAACAGGTGAAGAAGTCCTCCCCGGCTTCGTAGTCCGGTGTCTGGTGTAGCTCAATACCGAGCACGTGGCGGTAATAAAGAATAACCAAGCCCCAACAGTCTACCTTCTCGAACGAGCAGGCGCGGTTCGCCCACGGCACGCCAATGACTCGCCTGACGAACTCAGAGGTACTGAAGTCCCGTGTATTCCTGCGGATCATAAAGTCGGCCTATGTTGTTGTTTAGGGGGTTAGTTACTGAGAGAGTCACTGATGCAGCATCTGCGTCGATGTCTACAGTCTTGACGTACAGTTGCCAGGATTTAATCGGTGCAGACACGTCTCCACTATCAAATATCTGCCGCGTCGCTGTGATTGCCGTCAATCGGGATACTCCCCTCCACTTCTTCATCAGCGCCTTGATGTCAGATGAAAGGCGGCCAAGCTTAACCGTCGCATCTATCACCGGCGTACCGCTCTGCTGGCTCTCTTCAATTTCGAAACGCGCAGGCTTGTACACCTGGCCGCCAAGCGTTTTGTCGAAAAATTGTTTGTCTACCAGGCGAATGTATCCGAATGACGGGTGATAGAAAGTGATGGTATCGAACAGTCCGCGCGTCGGTCGCTGTTGTTTGTATTCACGAAAGGACGGCATTACGGCACCCTCGGCAGAGATTCCGGATCACGATTGTCCGGATAACCAGTCACAACAATATCCAGCCAGCTATTCCACGGCGGAGGCAGCTCAACAATGATGTCGTCAAACTCGTCGTCAGGGTTATAGAGGTGGTTCGCGATAACGGTTCCCGTCCATGTAACCACGCCGCCGTCGATACTGGTTTGCACCGGCATCTGCGTGAAATGAAGCTCCTGAACCTGCAGGCCACTGCCGCCGATGTTGATAGGCATGCGGAACCAGTTAACGCCGCGGTTAAGGTAGTTCGGGCTACGTAACCACTGCTGAAAAGCCCTTTCTTCATCTAGAGTGAAAATCCACGTCAGTGACCATGTGGTTTTGAGGTCGTCAGTAAGGTTCTGGAAAATAGCCGGGCCGACCGCTGGCTGGTCAGTCTGAAACCCGGTGTCGAAGGTCATATTTTTGCTGGCCTTCTGCGCCAGCGGCAGCCAGTCGGGATAATCGATAATTGGCATCTAAACTCCAGGCATTAAAAAACCCGCCGAAGCGGGTTTATTCTATAGCGGTTGGTCGTCTCGGAGCTTCAAAAATTTTAATGTTAAATTCTTGAATAGAGCCGTTACTCTTAAACTCAAGCGTCTCTCCCGCAGGAATAACACCGGTAATGTAAGTGCCATCTGTAAGCAAAAACTCAAAATTAACAGCTCGATTAGCTGAGTATTTGACTACCTTCCCGCTTTCAAGTGGAATGCTTTTTGATTCGCCAGGCAAAATACTATCCATATTCCCTCTCAATTTTGACCGCGTGGTGTTCTTTTGGTATTGAAGTTATTTGTTATGCCCTGAGAAATTGGACCACCATTATTCAGATCAGCAATAATGGCATCCACGGTTATTGTACCATCACCATTACTCGTAGCCTGAGCATCAAATGTAGCTCCCGTCATATTCTGAACGTTGATTATGACGTTCACGCCACCGCCTGCTCCCTGCAATTCCTTATTGCTGATCACCTTCCCATTGTCGCCGGGGATCATGTATTGCTTACCGGTGCTGGCCTGATAAATTTCTGGCATGCCACCCTCGCCTACCTGATACATCCCGCCTGCTGATACCGGTCCGCCGTTTTTGCGCTTACCAGAAAGAGCGAGTGCTGCTACGACAGCGCCAAGCCCAACCGCAGCGGCACCACCGAATGAACCGATTGACGCCACGATTGCTGCAGGTGTCCATGCTGCTGTGGTGGCTGCTGCTGATGCGGTGCTTGCCGCCGTTGTGGTTGCAAGAGCGCTAACTTGAGTGGCTGTAGTCGCTGCTATGGCTGCCTGCTGAGTAGTGGCTCCAATGATAGCGTTCTTAGCCCATTCAACACCCATCTGGACGAATGAGTTAACCAGGCTATTGAGCACCGTGCTTGCCAGCGACCTGGCAGCGCCTTCAGCACTCATGCTTCCTGTGATTATTCCTGTTAGTGCGTTTGAAGCGTTACCAGCAAGTGCATCGAATGAGGCTGCAAGTGCTTCGTTTCCTGCGCTCTGGTTTCGCCATATTTCCCACTGAGCAGCAATGCGTTCCTGTTCATACTTACGATCAGCGGCTGCCTGTAAAGCAAGTGCGTTCTGATGTGAGATTACACCTTGCTGCTCGAATTGCTGAATGAGAGCAAGCTTTCTGGTGTTTTCATTTACTAACTGCTGAACTGGATCAACACTGCCTGCAGCTTCCTGTTGCGGCGTAACTGCTTGCTGAGCGCGTATTTTGGCGAGGTTAGCTTGGTGCTCAGCCTCAAGCCTCTCTGAAGTTTGATTATATTGTTCCTGACTTATTTTTTTCGCAGACAATGCAGTATTAAGGTCTTGCACGTCTTGCTTATAGCTGGCGTTCTCTCGCGCTTCCGGGAGTAGCTTCTCAGCGGCAGCCTGTGCCTTAATAGCATTGGCTGTATCCCATTTTGTCGCAGCATACTGCCTTGCCTGTTGGATTTGAGCCTGGGTAGCGCCTTTCCCAAGTGAAAGCTCAGCATTTAGCATTGCCTGCTCTCTGCTCAATTCACCAGTTGAGTCGGCAGCAAGTTGAGACTGCTGCTTTAGCGCCTCAAGTTTCTGCGCTATCGACTCCGCCTGGCTGGCTGACTGCTTGCCCTCTTTGTTGCTTTCCTTTCTTGCTTCAGTTACCCGGTATGTCTCGGCATACTCGTCCTGTAGTGCCTTCACGCGTTTCTGGTCAGTAATCCCGGCATCGGCCGCATCATATTGAGCCTGCAACCGTGCGCGAGCCTCACCTTCAAGCTTGGCTAGTGCTAATCTGCGTTCCGAGTTTTTGACAAGCTTTTGGGTAGCTGCATCATCACCTTTGGACTGAGGTGCAGTGAATTTTTGATTTTTTTGAGCCTCAGCTGCAGCCTTTGCTCTAATATGAGCTATCTCCCCCTCAACAATTTTTAGTTGATTTGCAGCCTCATTTCTTCGAATTTGGTAAATCGACTCTGTCTCATACCATCTTTTTGAATCGCTTAGTTCCTCGTTGTATTTTTTCTGATCGCTAATTAGCTTATTCATCCGAGATGATTCGCCAACGTTGCTATTATAGAAGTTGAGGTTATCAGCAACGCTTTGCATTAATCCGGCAAGTGTGGATGTCAGACCTATGGCCTGGTTGAGATCACTTATTGCGTTTTTAAAGGCAACATCGAGACTGTTTTTAGCTCTGTCGATGCTAACCGGCATTTTGTCAAATTCAGCATTAACACTCTCCGACTGTTTCTGGATAGCGTTTAGGGCGTCCTGAGCGGTTAGCTTGCCTTCAAGCATCCGTTGTCTTAGCTGACCAATCGAAATACCTAAACCAGCAGCTATCTGCCTCGCCAGTTCCGGCATCTGCTCAAGAATGGAGTTGAACTCTTCAGCACGAACAACGCCGCCTGCGATTGACTGCCCGAACTGTCGCAGGGCATTAGACATTTCCTCAGCAGACGACCCGCCGATAGTGCCTATTTTTTGAAGTGTGTCAGTCAGGGAAAGAATCTGCGAATTTGTTGCCCCTGTTTCTTTCAGCGCTGAGGTGAGAGTCTCCCAAAGTCGCTCAGTATCTGAAAGGCTATTCCCGGTTTGAGAGGCAATGGCAGACAATGCCTTCATTGACTCTTTGGCAGCTTCAACGCTTGGACTAAGGCGCGCAACCCTGGCCTGCAGGGTATTCATCTGGTCGCCAATTTCGATTAGTCGCCTGGCCGTTTCAATCGTGAACGCGCCAGCAATAGCAAGCCCAACCTTGTTTAATGCCCCCTCAAAACGACCAGCAGACTGAGAGGACTTATTAAAACTACCGTCCATCTGGTCAAGGCGCTGGTTAACCTTTTGCTGCGCTGCAATGAGCTGAGCAACATCCATTTCCACTTGGTAGACGATGTTACCTAACTGCTTATCTCCGGCCATGACTTTCTCCAGGCAATAAAAAACCCCGCCGAGGCGAGGTTTATCTGATTGGTTATTTTATGGTACTTGCTTTACGCGCCCATAAAGATAATTCAGAGTGGTTTCATACATCACACCATTCGAAAACATAAATACATATAGATGGTTACCTGTGTAACCACCATAGCTGTTTTTAGCATTGACCAGCACCGGAGCAACATAACCATAAGTAACCTTTCCTCCGCTTGAAGCCATAGCGCCATCTTGAGAATAGCCTTTATATGTTGGCTGGAATGTATATCTTGCGGATTCAGGGTCTTTAAGGGTGGAACCCATGTAATTTTTAATTTGCTGCTGGTAATCAGAAGGAAGACTGCCGTAATTTGCCGTAGAAATCTCTACCTGAGATGGCGGCTTTGGCGCACAACCAGTAATTGCCAGAGCCGATGTCGCCATTACTATAGCCAAAAGAGCTTTTTTCATATCCCTATTCCCATTATTAAAAAGTGAGATAAATCCTAGCGAGGATGAAAGGCAAAGGGAAGTGAGAAAACCCGCCGGGGCGGGTTTAAATGATGGCGTTCAGGAAAAATAAAAACCTATGCTACATCAGCGCCGTGAATCAGGTGGCGCAGCGCTTTTACGCCCTCAGCGTTGTAACGGAACGCTTCGACCTGCTTACTGCTATATGCTGACTTATCCATAACAAAAATCCCGTACTGCTCCGTCTTCAAATTGTTGGCGTTAGCTACCCGTCCAATCTTCTGTCCGGTAACCCCAAGCATTTTTGCCACTTCACCCGCTGTGTGGTAATGCTCCTCAACCTCCGGTAGCGGCAGGAGCTCTATACCAGCAGCATCGTTAACCGCTCGCGCCATTGCAGTCTGTTTTGCGATATCGCTTAGCTTTGGCATATAAGACAGAGCCAGGCTGATAGCTTCAACCTCCATCTTGATAGCACGAGCACGGCGGTACTCAGGCAAATGTGAGGCTGATTTACTCGGTAGTGCCTCACCAGTTTCCAGTTCTCGCCAGCGCTTAGATACTTTATGGCGCAAAGGCACGCTGTAGCCAGTAATGAGCGTCATCGTTAGATCTTGGTCGAGATGGATTTCATCTATGACGACACGCCCGTTATAAACCTTCCGTTTAATAGAAAACTCTTTAGAATCATAATCATCCATTTCTGGATAATGACGACCAAGAGATTTCAGCATGGATTCTATGTCACGAACCACGTGTTCAGGCTTCTTCCCCGTGAGTTTTGCGATCTCGCGGTGAGACATTTTGGTGACACCAGATCTTACATTTGCTACAGTTACTTTAGTCATAGACGTTCCTATACGTTGTTAGACATCAGTAGACCGCCAGCAGCCACTGGCGGTTTTTCTTTGCATCACTGCAATCTCTCCTGGCGCAGGTAAGGCAATACCCTACTCCAGTTGTCATCCTTCCATGGTTGATATTCGAAGTGCTCAACTTCCCTTTTGATAATCTCCCTCGCTTTATCCAGCGTTCTCGGATACTCATGTGTGATTGAGTAGAAGTGACCGGCCATACGGTGTTCCGCAACGCGAAGCAGTGGGTATATCTCGTTACATGCGTTCATCATTACCGAGCTGGCACGCCATAACCAAGCCAGATCACATAGCTCTTCATCAGTCAGTTTTTGGGCCAGTGGAGAATTCGCAACTTCTCGATCCAGGATGTCGAGAACCCAGCTACGGAATTCTTTAGCTACTGGAGTTCGGGCGAACATAGCTAACAAATGAGCGCCACGAAGTGAGAATACGCGGGTCTTCATGCGGCGAGATGAGCCATTAATTCCATTGGTCATCGATTCAATGACCATTGTCATTGCCGGTGAGAACTCATCAGAATACTGGTTAAAAAGGTTCGTAACTGACTTTGTGCTGCTGTAGTGGAGCGCCTTAGCAACATCCCCGGAGGTAAGCCAAATTCCCTGCATTTCAGAAACAGGCGTCAGGTTAACACCATGGAAGTTAAGTTCTGATTTGGCTACAATGTTCATGTTGGTTTTCTCGCAAAGGTTAACTGACAAATTAGAAGCCCTGACTGTTAGCGCAGTTGGGGCTTCGCTGTTTTTACTGACCATTAGCCCTTTCCTCTCTCAGGCTCTTTGCCAGCCGCTGAACAATCGCTGAGTTAATAGAGATGCCGTCCATTTCTGCCAACTTGCGTATTTCCTCGTCCATACGCTCCGGAAGTCTCAAATTGAAAACCACATTTTTACGACCGGTATAAATCACATCTTGCATTTCCTATCTCCTTACGATGGCACCAACTTGGTGCTAGTACCAATTTAGCACCATTTAACATGGTGTCAAGTAGGTGCTATTGTTAATCGTCAAAATTACAATTTTGAGGATTTATGAGTAAGTTCCCCAGCCAAGAAATGGACAGGTTTAACCTCCGCTTCCCTGAAGGGATGCGTGAAGTAATTGCTGAACGGGCAAAACGCAATGGCCGCTCAATGAATTCGGAAATCATTCAAATCATTGAGGATACCCTAAACCGCGATAACTTAATTAACGCTGCTGTCGATGAAAACATCAGCGACAAACTCGACGAAAGTAAGGTTTCTGAGTTGGAGATTCTTCAAGAAAAAATCATTGCCATACAGAGGAGCGAGGTTAACCTGCTAAGACAACAAGTTGAGATCCTGCGCAGGATGGCTGGCCAAGAAAAGGAAGATTAATTGTTAAAGAGCATCCACTGGCGCAATTAAAGCGCCAGTTTTATTGCGTGTAAATGCATTAATTTTCAGCAAATTAAGTGCGATTATCAGAAAATAGATACCAATAGATATAATGATGAGCCACTTACAAACCTTTACATTTTCGATAGGCATCAGACTGCTTGCGCCAGGCGCTTAGCTTTCTTGGCTAAGTAGTCTTCGGCTACCTGGTCGTACTCTTCGCGAGTAAAGCCTTTCTGCTCAGGATATTTCGTTGCCAGGAGCATCTGAAATTTGGTCATAGTGAGATTCCCGGCTTCCTGCTCGGTCATGCCGAAATGCGCCTGCGCGGCCACGATGTAATCGACGGCGCGAAACTCTGTGCTGGTCTCTCCATTTTCATGCCTTTGAAGCCTGCGAACCTTAGCCTTGCCGATAACGCCATGGGTTATCAGCGACTGCGCAATCAGAAGCATGTCAGATTCAGGCAGCGCACCTTTGCGAATCTTGAATGTGCGCCCGCTGCCTTTCGATGGATGGAATACGCCAGTCAACGGGCCAGCGTCTTTGTCACAGCAGGCATTGAGAACAACCACTGAAGCGAGAAACGCCTTGCGACCGTAACTGGTGCTTTTAATGTGGCTGATTAGCCATTGCGGAACGTATCCGTAAGCCTCAACGGCTCGATTAACCAGACTGGTTACTTCATCGTTGTGCAGGTCGTAAAACACCTGGACGATCTCATCTGGCTCGCCGATACGTGACATGTTCACAAATGACGGACGGAAGAAATAATCCTCACCATCAACACTGATGAGGCACTCGCCAATCTCTTTAAGCGGGGTCATGTTGTCTCCATAATCATTATCAAGGGCGACCGTAACCGCCCTTTGGAATGGTTACGAAGCGGTGACGGTCACTGCGCAGGTTGCCGTGAAGTTGCCATCGTTGGATTTGAAGGTAATCGTCGAAGTGCCGGCAGCAACACCAGTTACCAGGCCAGTGCTGCTCACCGTTGCTTTGGTGGCATCGGACGTCGTCCACGTACCCGATTTGTCGGTTGCATCAGATGGCAGGACAGTACCTGTCAACTGTCGCGTCGCACCAACAGCCAGGGATGCCGTTGCAGGAGTTACCGTTACCCCTGTGACCGCGACTGTATCGTCGGTGTCGATTACCTGAATAGTGTCTGCCGCCGCCACTTTGAACTCGGTAGAGAATGTGATGATGTCGTTTGTTCCACCGTCAGAACTCAATGCGTTGATCAGCATGTAACCGATGAAGGTCACCGGCCCGAATTCCATACGCACCCACAAAGTTGGCTGTCGGGCTGCCTGAATCTCAGTATTGAAATATTTAATCAGGCGACCGACTCCGTATTGGTCGAGTTTGTCATTGCGGCGAACCTCACCTTCGAAAGAGATAGTGAAATCGGCATTAGTCACGATATTTTCGACATAGCCTTTGGTGTCATCAGCATCAGATGTCACGCTATTGGGCGAGAAGTCGAAGCCTTTACTGATGCCGGCCGCCAGGGCTTTCCATTCTGACTCCTGCGGGAGGGTATCGGCGCAGCCATCAGCTACTTCGAGCACAATGGCGCGGCCAAACAACTTTGTGTTGTCCGTAGGGCAATTTGCTGCCATGGGTAATTCCTCTTTGATGTTTCGGCTTACTCGCCGTATTTGATTGCAAACTGAAGCCGATAGACGAGGCGACCTTCAGTTGTTAGGACTGGAGCGGGGATACCGCCGAAATTTTCGATATAGCCAATACAGTTGCTTGGCAGAGGGTCTGATTGGACGTGCTGGATAATTTGCTGCACCGAAGTGTCTAAATACCCATTACCTCCTTTTGCGCCGATAACATCGACTAACACGTAATATTCGGCGCCTAGTTCATTGCGTATGGAAGAGCCGCCGTTAGGACGGAATACCATAAAACGCTCTGACATGTTTCCGGTGTCATTCCACATAAGGAGCTGGGTTGTAAAGCCAGCGGTAAGCCCTGCATCAACAAAATAATCACGCAGCCGGGTATGCATCGGAGGGTTCATAGCGACAATTCCTGTTTCATAACCCGGTCTATTTGCTCGCGGGTATCCTCAAACCCTTTTGTAAGGAACTCCTTCCTTGCAGTTGCACGGCGGAATTTCTGTGGGATGTTGGGATCGTGAACATAGACCGCATAGTTGGCTGAATACCCAACGCGACCAGTCAGGCGAGTGCCGTTCACATCCAGTTCCTGATATTGACTGTTGATCAGCGTGGAGGTGTCACCGATAGGCGTATATACAGATGCCTGTGATGAACCAATAATGAGCGCACTCTTTATCGCTCTTACGGCTTTTCTTCCCTGAACATCAGCAATGAGTTTTTCAAGGTTGGCTTTGGCCTGGCTTATACCTCTTATTTTCCCAGCCATGTTCAGACTCCAGTAATTATCGCGTAGTCATCCGTGAGGCGGTCAAACGTGTCTTCATACCTTCTGGACTGGAGTATTTCATCAGCTCCAGCCTGAACAGGGTCTGCTTCGGTGGACACGCCAATCAGGATGTAATCCCCCATATCCGCACCGGAGAATTCCGTCCAGAAGGTGTTTTTGATTACTCGCTCTGAACCAATATCGCCGAGCCGCTTGCTTAACCCACCTTCATATCCGCAATCGATGACCACCGGAGCTGCGAAACCCAACGGATCACCATAGTCATTCTGGCCTTCCAGTCGCTTCCAGAACGTCGCTTTGCCGGTGTATGACCAGCGGGCCAACTCTGACATTCTTATTCCCTCCAGCGCAGCACCTTCGCACCACTCTCCCGGATGCGCGGGCAGTTGATAAACCACTCCCCATCCGATTTAACGTATCCGGTGGTCTGCCGACCTGTTTCAGTAAGTACCCATACGCGCTCGAATGACCGCGGGAGTCGATTTTTAACGGATATCCACGTCATTAGCGTTCACCGTTACACATGCATCCACCTTTCCCTATCCAGATGCCTGCAAAAGCCTTATTACTGGGGTCTGGGGGAATCAGCGAGGTTGCACAGCCATACTTATCAAGCCCTCGCAGTAAGGACAGAGAGCCTGACCACCGATCCGCAAACGACTGATATCGAAACGACCTTGAGGCACCTGACGGGGCTGTCTGAGAGCTGATATAGCGATCGCCCTGCCCCAGCCCCATCAGTCCTAACAAATACATCTGAATTAGCAGCGCTGTCGCAGCTGGGTAATGAGCATCAAGACATTCCTGAATGCTGTTCACCTGCTCAATCAGCGCGTCAAGAATAAAGTCGGGCAGCGTGATGCCGACCGACGATAAGTATTCCTTCGCCTGTGCTGTGGTTATCATGCTGGCCTCAGATATAGCCCTCCGCAGAGGGCATAAAAAAACCGCCATCGCGGCGGCTGTTACTCAGCAGGGAAAAGCTTATCCAGCTCGCCTTCTGGCAGAAGGTCTGCGAGCTTGTCGACGCCCATATTGCCTTTGTACTCAATGCCCAGATCATCAAGGCGCTTGGTGATAGCCTGCTTGCGGGCCTGCTTATCGGTAGATGCATCAGGAGTCGCCGGAGTCAGCTCTGCTGACGCCTTACCGGAAAGCTTACGGACATGAGATTTCAACGAAGGGTGCAGGTTTTCCAGTTCAACCACTTCGCCTAAAGAGACACCATGCCAAGGACGGGTTACTTCGTATTTATCAGCCATGATTTATCCCTTATGCCAGATTAGCGCCGTAAACCACACCAGACAGGCCTTCGCCGTCCTTCTTAATCTGCAAGCCTTCTGCAGACATGATCTGGAAGTTGTAATTGCTCTGCGGCATCAGGCGCGGCAGCGGAACTACGCCTACAGCCATGCCTACCAGCGGTGAAATTACGTCCTGGCGACGCTGATATCCGAAGAACTCATTGCCGCTTAGCGCGAAGGTCGGGCGGATTTCCTTGGCAGGAATGAAGCGAGAGATCGCATCAGCCACAGTGCCGCTTACCAGAGCGTTGCTGCCGGAGTTTACGTTGATGAGGTATGGTTTGGACATGTTTGCCCAAATTTCAGCACTCACCCACAGAACATCATAGGCAGCAACTTTGTTACGGCGAGCAGTCAGGCCAAAAGCACCAGTCGGGCCGAAGAATGCCAGCATGTCAGCCGGTGAGGCCGTCGTCAGGTCGATATTCGCGCCGCCAGCGCCGCTGCCGAGGTTAATCTTCGCAGTGTTTCGGTGGTTACGGATGCCCTGACCTTTGTAGCCATCGACAGAAATGCTGTCATCGCCATTCAGGTAGTACCCGACGCGCTTTTTGTGGAACTTGCGCATCTTGGCCGCCTGCGAGTCCAGCGCCAGGTCAATACCAACAGTGCTCAGGCCTGCAGCGTGACGCCAGTTAACGCCATAACCTGCGGTGAACACCGGAATAGGGTCGCCATCGCCGCCGTATTCGGTGTGGTCGAAGGAATATGGTGCCTGACCATCGATGCTTATTGATACGTCATCAGCAATATCACCGGAAACGGTGTAGAGCTTCGCGGTTTTGCCGATAGGCAGTACGGTCTGGACAGCCAGAAGGTCGTTGATAATTTCCATGCCGTCTTCCTGATCGCGCATTTGGATGATCTGCCGATCAATCTCAGCCCAGAATTCGCGGGTAAAACCGCCAACAGCGTTAGCCGCCAGCATTTCTGCGGTCATGCTTGGTCGGTAGGCATTAACCATCATGTCATGCTGTTGATTGAAGATGTTGCGGTTAGCCCACAGCTCGTTCCAGTGTCCGCGCAGTCGGCTGTTAGCAGCCAGTGTTTCAGCGGTAAAATACATTCTTATTCTCCTGATTAAGCGCCAGCTGCTGCGGCAACGGTGCCTACGCGAGCGCGTACGCGGATTAAATCGGTAGTACTGGCGGCGATGGTGGCGTCATCCTGGCTGTAGCCAATCACTGAGTCAGTGTCGGCGCTCGCTTTGGTGAACTGACCATTAGTGCCAAGCTTGATCGGGTCATCTTTTGCGTAGGTGCCAGCAGCACACCGTAGCGCCAGTTCGCGACCCTCCTCCAGATAGTTGCCGACGGCAGAATCACCGGCAGGGATTGGCTCATTAACGGTCAGGCCCTGGTGATAACCGGTTTCAACGATGTAGAGACGACCAGTCAGAGCAGTTGCTTGTGCAAACTCGTTGTCGCCATTAATGACTACTGCAGTTCCCGGCAGGGTATCAGCAGCGACCACTCGGGTTTCGGTCTTGTACAGAGACTGACCGTCAATATTGATTCGACGATAACGTGCCATTACGCAGCACCTCCAAAGTAGGTTTTAAAATCAGGCGCACCGGTTTCTGTCTGGTTCTGTGCAGAGTTGGTGCCCAGCGGTGCGGCTTCGCCCAGAGATTTAAACATCGCATCGAGTGCTTCGCCTGATAGCGCATTGGCAACGACTTCGCCATGCTTAGCGGCTACTGCGGCGCGCTTGGTCTGCTCTTCAGCGCGAGAGTTGGCAGTCAGGGTTTCTGCCAGTTGGTTATGGTTGGCCTGCAGGGCATCAACCTTATCGTTAATAGGCTTGAGCGCTTCAGCGAAGTTAGCGGCCAGACCTTTACCGATTTCCGTGATCAGCTCTTGTTTCTCTTCAGTGGTTAAAGGCATGTCGCCCTCCGTTTTGTGGTTTGTTGCAGGAGCATCCTGCGGTGTGAAAAGAGATTTAAATTTGTTGGCTACAATTGCGACCCACGACTCCTGGCGCGTTACTTTGGTGCCGGTGTCGTCGAAGGTGATCTGCCCACCATCACTGGTATACCCGTACACCTGTGCATCACCGCCGTTACGGATGACAATCGCCTGTGAATCGGTAAAGTCAGCAATCCATGCGTAATCGTCAGGCCCGGTCGCAAACTTATCGCGGGCAGCGTTCTCAAGGCGGCGTTCACGTTCGCGGTAGGACTCGCCTACCAGTGCGCCAGAGTTGGTTTTGATGGACTTTGCCTGGTCAGCGTTAACCATCAGACCAACGCCCTGCTCTGGCTGTGCCGCACCGACTTCATGAAGGAGGATGGCGTCATGGTCCATTGCGTTGATTTTGGCGACCCATTCAATGCCCTGAGCCTTCTGTTGCTCGCTCGCCTCAAGCTGGTCGAGAAATACTGCAACACTGGTATGAATGGGTGGTACATCATCGCCGCGTTCAATCGCTGCAACGCGCTCCAGCAGTTCACGCCCGCCCTCACTCTGATTAGCAACCTGAACATCAACCCATTTCTCCGCATAAATCCGATTGCCGGATTTCTTCACGTTGCGGTTCCATGCGCCGATGTGGCCTACGTTGATTCCCTCAGGCGAGAAAGCTGATACAAACTGGCCGTTGACCGTTGGGTGGCCCAATGGTGCCAGAGTGCCTTCCAGCCCCTGATAGTGCGCGTCGATTTCAGATGCGGGGTAAAGACCACCGTTCATTACTACGTTCGCCGGCAGCGTATAGCTGGGCAGAACCAGATGTTCGCGCCCGTTATACGTTTCACGGCGAATAGACTGGCTGTTCACCTTTGTGGTGACGTTAACCTGCATTGTCATGGGTGATTACTCTTGTCTATGCCGCGTGTTTGCAGCAGTGATGTGATTTATTCGCAGCCATCCGCTTGTCCCATGTCTGGGCAAACTCTTTTTTGGCAATATCGATAACGCTGGAGTTAAGCGGCACGCCCTTCTCATCGACCAGAACCGTGACCTGTGTGCATTTGCAGTTAATCGCGTTGCCGTTGATGCTGTACCACTCCCTGACCTCATCCGAGGTGTAGAGGTGTCCGTGCCTGAGAGCGTGTGTGCGTCGCGTTGTGGGGCTTAACGCGGACATATGAAGCAACATGACGTTAAGGCCTAAATCATTTCTTGCCTGGTCATGTTCGTCCCACCGCGCACGCCGGAGTGCGGTAGTGATTTCCGTGCGTGCAATGCGGTTGGCTCTGCTGCGCTCGATATCTGTCTGAGCGGTTATATTTCTGGCAACTTCGCGAGGGTTAAGCCCGCGCCCAATACCGTCCGTCAGTACGCGGGAAAGGTCAGCCTTTATCTGATTGCTAAGGCCTTTCATCTCTTCAAACTCGCGCGCCCTCACCAGTATCAGGCGGGACTGATAGGCTTCACTTAGCAGGATGTTCTCAATGCTTTCCCTGTCGGCGGCGTATGCCGGGGATTGCTGAGAAAGATTGCTAAACTCCTGCGCCGTTCCTCGCTGATAAGCCGTAGACACGTAGTCCTGCCAGAACCACAAATTCAACTCCCCACCCTGCAACAAAATGTCATCGACGAGCGATTCACCGTTTTGAAGCAGCATGGAAAGAAGTGTCTGGTCAAGGCGGAAGGTGTAGCGCTGGTTTACTGCTGGCTCTGAAGGTATGCGGTTAAGTAGCTCTATGTACCCCTTGCCGATTTTACGTAGCCGTTTGCTGAAATCGCGCATTGCGCCGCGCTCCAGCCTGTCTACACCAGTCGGGTCTTGCTTATTGGCTGGCAGTATCGCTGGTTTCGCTGGCTTGTTCGCTTTCTTCATCGTCATCCTCGGTCAGCGGTTCGCCAAGCGGCTCATAGCCTGCAGCAACGCGAATTTCGTTAGCGGTAAATACCTGCTCGCCGGTTGCCAGCGTCTTCTGATTGATGTCGCTCATCTTGCTGGCGCTATCCAGCTTGTCTGAAGATGACTGTTCGTTAAGGTCATCCCAGACAATGCTGAACTTGGCTACCGGCTTCAGGATTTGCAGATCTATCAGCTTGTCCACCATATCCTCGATATCGAATGACAGGTCACCACGGCGCGACTGACAGCGAGCGTTGAAGTAAATCTGGTCTTCCGTGCTGGCGCGCTCGCCTGACTGGTTGCCAACGAGAATGCGAGAGGGAATATCAACCGATGCCGCAAAGGTCTTCAGGTTTACATCGTAAGTAGGTGAAGGGTCGGCAACCGAAGTTACCAGAGGCGTAACAGATGCCCCTTGAGTGGTCAGAAGCACATCATTGCCGCTGTTAACTTCTACGGCAGCCTCATTGAACTTCTCCTGCAGCTCTGTGACGCTAACGCCATAAAGTGACGCGAGGTTGCTGAAGTTAATCTCTTTATCGAAATTGACGTTCAGTTGGCGCGCGGCGTTCTTCAGAAAAGATTCACCGCTGCCTCCCTCTACCTTTTCGAGGCTTACAGCTGCGTTGTAGCCAGGCTCAAGAAATCCGATCTCGTCATCGGACATATCACCGATAATCAGGATTCGGTCAGGGTGGATATCGCGCTGAACTCTACTCCCGTCAGGCTGCACTTCTGTGTACTGCCATTTAGTGACATTGCCGTTGTTATCACGACTGGCAACCTTCAGTGCGCTGGCCCATGCTGGCGTAATCTTCTGTAGCGAACGGCCTTTGACTACCGGCTCATCCCAGCGCTTATTGTCTTTGACGTGCAGAAGGATGCCAGCCCAGCGACCAACCAGTCGACGCGTATCGGCTTTGGCGAATGAGCGCCAGAACCGATGGGTGAACACCTGTTCTTTGCTCGACTTCTCCCACGTCGATTCCTGGCGTGCTTCATCATCCGGATCACCCTCAATAACTTCAGGGTTCGTTTTCCAGCAGTTGGATACCAGCTTATTTACAGCACCGTTAGCGATGCCGCCACGGCGATAAAGCTTATAGAGGTCATGGAAGTCTAAATCTTCCTTGAAGCCATATTCGCACCACGCCGTGCTGCGTTTCGCATCCAGACCCATTGACGGGTTAGCCATCAGCATGCGGGCGCGCGCAAGCCTGGCATCGTTCAACGCATGGTTGACGGCCAGTGTTAATTTGTCAGTCATGGTTTGTCCGTTAGCGTTTCATGGGCGGGATTTTCGGTCCTTTTGCCGGAGTGAATGATTCAACCTTTCTTAGCATCAAAGTCCGGCAATGCCTTGGAATGTAGTTCAGAGGCATAATGCTTTCGAATCTGATGATTTTTCCACATGCGCAGCACCAGTATTCGGTCATGTCCGAGCCTCATTGGTGGATTTCAGCCAATAAAAAAGGCCGCCGTGGCGACCTTGGTTTTGTGTAAATTTACTCGAAATCTTCAGGCACCTTGCCTTCTTCCTTCATCCAAGCGAGTAACTGTTTTGCGCTTGTTTCTTCATCCTCAGCGAAGACCCCGTAACTACGTACATATTCACCAGGTACGCGCTTCAGAGTAAGGGTTGCCCTTACCTGTCCTTCAGCAACTTCATCAAACTCGATTTTCATGGCCAATCCATTTGCTAATTTAAGTGAATTCGCATCTTATCGGCCCTGCAGGCGTTTTGGAATCATCATCCCCACAGGTTGCGATCCACTTAACTCGGTCATCGCCCATACCAGCGCATCAAGGCGGTCGGGGGATTTTTTGGATGTGGTTGGCACGTATTCCATCTGCTGGTTTTCCAGTTGATAGAGATTGCCGCGATGGGCTACGCGACCCTGTGCATACAGAGCGGATATTGGCTCAGCACGCGCGAACTTACCCTTGCTCGCATGGACACGGATAATGCGGTCTTTGAACCCCGCATTGCGGAGCGTGTCCTCTGCCATGTCACCGCCCTGGTTGGTTTCAATCACGATCGCATCGGCGTCATGCTGTTTGTAAGCATCCATAGCCCGCGTTGCCCAACCGTTAGGGGAATATTTGCCGCTGTAGTCACCATCGGCTGAATACTGTCGCTTATCTCCCGCGCCGTATGAGCTTGCAGCCACAATTCCCGTTTCATCGCTCTCTTCGCTGTTTGTTGCCTGCGGGTCGATAGCAATAACCGTTCTGGATAGCTGCTCGGTGATGTTCATGGCGCGTGCTGCTGCAATCATCTGCTCTGTCCACAGCGCGCCTTCTGCGTTGAACCTGCGAGGGTTCTGCATGTACTGCGCTTCGGCAGTCCGCCGATGAGAGAACAGCGCTGTTCGGTGGCTCTCATTGTGCTTGAACGGCCAGAGCCAGCCATCAGGCAAGCCATGCTCAATAGGTATGGCGTGGCTGTTGTCAGGGTACTGCTCTTGGTAAGAGCGGCTGTTGTCGATGATTACCGGCAGGTTAAGGTGGTGCCACGTCTCACCACTGCCGCCGCGCAACAGATACCCGCTCAGGTCGTGATAGTGGATGCGCTGCATGATGACTATCATCGGCGTGGTTTCGATAGCCAAACGAGATTTAATTGTCTCGTTGAAGCGGCTGTTTACGCCGTCACGAACAGTTTCGGAATAGGCGTCATCCGGCTTAACCGGATCATCGATAATCAGCGCGCCCTGCCACCCTGGCTCCATATGGCCGGCACGGAAGCCCGTTACCTGGCCTGCTGAAGATGAGGCATACACACCGCCGCCATACTCCGTCCACCACATCGCCTTACTGTCAGCATCGTCGCGCAGCTCCATCGGCCACATCGCCTGGTAGGCTTGCGACTTAATCATGCTGCGGGCAGTGGATGAGTTCAGAAGTGCGAGGTTGTGCGAGTAGGACAGGTGCATAAAACGGGCGCGCTTATTCAGCGCCAGACCACGACCCATCATGTTGATGGTAGCCAGTTCTGTTTTCGTGTAGCCAGGCGGAACGTTGATGATAAGCCGGTTAATCTCGCCGTCTATCACTCTGTCCAGCGTTTGCTGAATAACCTTGTGATGAGGTGCCACTATCATCTTGCCGCCAGTGCGCTGCTTGAAGAAGTAGCGGGCAAAGTATAGGCCGTCCTCTTCGCACTCTATCCGGCGCGCATAGTTCTTTTGCTCAGCAGTCGTCATCCTCCAACATCTCCCGCCGGGCAGCTTTGTATTCATCTTTCGTTAGCGCGGCCACTTCAATCGGGCCGCCGTTCTTACCAGTATGCTCGTGAGAAGCCTGCTCTTTGAAAGCCATCACGCTAATGTGTTTGCCGAGAAGCTCAAGGTTCTTAACCTTGTCAGGCCACTTAATCTTCTTCAGTAAGGCTGCGCTGTCAGCGGCGGCCATCTCGATGACGTCAATTCCAGAAAGTGTTGTGCGCCATACCTTCGGCCAGTCCTTAATCGGCTTGATTTCCCCGTTAGCTAGCAGGATGTCAGCGACGTCCATCTGGTCGATGTCAAACAAGCGTTTCAGCACATAATCAGCATCAACCTCGACCCGATCATTGCGCTCTGCTTTCAGTTCGGAGATTCTGGACTGGATGTTAAGTTTCGCTAAGTTTTGCGAGCCTTGTTCATTGGCGGTCTTCTCGCTGTACCCCGCCCGAATAGCCGCTTGCGTAGCGTTCAAATCGATGAGGTACTCGCGACAGAACATTTCTTGCTTGTCTGTGAGTGCCATGATTCTTCCTAGTTAAAAGGAGTTTTCATGTCTACAGAATCACTTCTTGATGCGATGCTGCAACATGATCGTTTTCATAATCAAAATACGATGGTTACCGGCATAGCCCAGAGAGCGGTTGATCATGGTTACGACAGCCTATCTGCAAAGCAAAAGGCCGTTTTGGAACCGTTTTTAACCGAGAAGTGTGATGGGGTTACTAACCCCGGCGGACATCATAATGATTGTCATGCACTTCTTGAGGGCGATGAGTTAGAAAGCGCTGTTGAAAATGAAATGTATTATGGAGGACTTTTGTGTCCTTCCTGCGTTGACGAAAAAGAACGGTACAGGGCTGAATGGGAAAAGATTCAGCGTGAGTAATATATAGCTATGCTATTTGGCGGCCAGTTTTTGATTCGGTCGCCATAGTCATTCCTTACGATGTTTGTTCTTCGGCTTCAGGCTCAGGAACGTATTCCATCTCCTGCACATTATCAGGCGCCAGGTATACCCATGATCCGTCTTCACGAGCGATGCCGATGAAGCCGTTAATAATCTCTGGCTGAGATCGCTTCATAAGACCTTCATGCGTCTCGCCTGTTTTGGTTTTGACGGTGATGCGGTAGATGTCAGCCATGTTTGCCCCAATAAAAAACCGCCCGAAGGCGGCTTGGTTCACTTAACTTGCAGCGCCTTTTCTATGGCATCAGCAAGATTACTTATTTCTTTTGCCACATGCTTCAAGTCATCTTCTGTTCTTGAGTGAGGCGCTGCATTGGCTTGACCAACCGAAGCCTTGGCAATTTCAAGAGCCGCCTCGACAACTGCCACTCTTTTTTGCTGTGGAGTGGTATTCATCCCGCCAACTAAAAGATATTTTTCTAACATGACAACCTCCTTTTCATAAGTAGAGGTTACACATTACATCTAGGATTAGTCCCAGTGAAGCGATTTTAACTCGCGCCTTAGGGAGTAATCGCGGCGTGCTAACCGTCGCTCAATGCCTGAGATGTTCATCATCAGGCGCACTCGCAAATGCGCCTTGTGATGTTTAGTGGTTCACTATGTTTTGAGAACGCTTCTATATAACGGCTTGCCTATCTGTACATCAGGTCGCTCACCGTACAATTATCCCCGGACTATTCCTATAAAAGATGCCTGCCGCTTGTTAAGCTGAATATATCGGCCAGAATTATTTCCATCTTGTTGGTGGAGTGGCTCCTACAAACAAGGTCTGTGAGTCGCAGGGATGAAGACCATACAGACAGGAATGTCTTACAAGAAGAAGCATCAGGGAAAACAAGTCAACGCTGCGTTAGTAATTATAAAAAGAGAAAATATCTATTCTGTCGTCGCCCCAGCCATGGGGCTTTTTTTACCTCAAGCACTGCTCCCGAACGTACTCCTGTAGGCCATTAAGCTGGCTGGTCACTGTTTCGATTCGCTCTCTGAGGGTGTAACAATCTTATTCAACGAAGTCGGTTATTTCGAAGCTGGCTACATCATCAGGCGCACTCGTAAATGCGCCTTGTGATGAAAGCCGTTGTGAAAGAGGCTCTCACCTCTTCTTAGGCTGCCTGGTCATTGAGGTCGTGACCTGCCAGCAATGCAGCTACCCACTGAATGCCACGCGGAGTGAACTTGGCCTGAGTGAAGGCATGGCCGTTATTCTGGTTCTCTCCGGTTTTCATGGTGAATCGACCGGCATCGAGATGCTGAGCATAGGGTGTCAATTTCCCCGCCAGGCGATACATAATGCCCCGCTCAATCAGGAACAACCGGAAGTCCGTTTCTTTCACCTTCAGCAGTTTCGCTGCTTCGCGGAAGCCCATCGCGCCTGTTGCCTCGACGTAGTGATCAACGAATTCGACTTTAGGCGCGGCAATAGCGAGCTTGTTTTCCAGTTGGGCATTCTGTTCTGCGAGGTCTGCTGCGAGGCGTAGCGCCTCTGGAAGCGTCTGAGGAATCTGCGGGCCGTGCATCACTTTCAGCTTTGCCAGAACTGAGCGCCTTACAGCCTTTGACTCTCTCATGCCTACCAGCATCATCTGGTCAAAGTCGAGATCGTAATAAGCCGTTTGAGTGTGGTTATTGTTTAACCGGAATTTTTTTCCGGTTCCGTCCAGCTCCAGCTCATCCTCAATTTTTGCCAGAAACTTACGTGGCTCATGAGGGGTTTCTCCGGCTTCGACGCGAGCCGGGTTAATAATGCTATTCAGGAAGTCCAGGCTGCTCATGGACACTTCACGCTCTACGGAGATCATCTCTTTCATGGCGATTACCTTTTAGAAAGTTGAGCCTGTTCGCACAGAAAAGCCGCCCCGAGATGGTCGCCACCATATACGGCAGTTCTCAGGCTCAGCTTTCTGAAAGACTCGGGAATGTTATGCGCTGCGACGCGCGAAGGGGTTGTGCTGCTGATGTATCTGTAATGAATCTCGGTAAGCTTCACTAAGGATTAGTAAGCAAGGGATGGCAATTGAATTGGCACCCCTTTAACAACTAAACCAAACAAGGGGGCTTCATGCTTGATCAAATCGTCAGTGGTGTCGTAGTAATGCTCGTAGCAAACGCAATCCAGTCCGCTACTAAATGGACCTATCAATATTTCAGGCGACTTATTTCAGGAACTGCTGACGGATGTAGTCCTGAAGCGCACCCGTGAATGCGCCTTGTGATGGTAACTTTGGTAGTAACAAGGCGGCGAATCAGTCTGGCATCTTCTCGCTCCAAACAGACCATATTTCTGGTTTGGCAGACATACGGCATATTTTCTTTCAATCTAAACCATTACTTGCCCACCAGTTATTGTTGTGTACAAATTACCCTTACGCTTGATTAAAGCTAATTTCTGCGCCTGATACCAGGAATCAAAAGCACCCTATATAACCCACTGAAGATATAGAGTGCTTACTTTCAAAATTACTCTATTTGAAAATTAATCCTTCCATTTTTCAATTATGACGCTCACAGAGCCAGAATCATCCTGCCGTACCCAGTCTTCTAAGAACAGGTTAAACGCGCCTCCTTGTGGAAAGGCATGCATCTGAGATGAAGCTTTAAGACCGTCATTATTCAAACCATAATAACTCACAGCAGCGGTTTTATCTGTGGTGGTCGTACGATCATAGGTCATTAGTACAGCGGATTTAGATTTCGTATTTCCCGCTTGGCCAGTGGCAAAGTCAACTCCAGCTGAAGCCGGGTCAATACGGAAGCGATAAACGCCTGAAGGCACACTTGTTTCACTGTAAACACTACCCCCGGGAATTGTATTAGTATAGCCATCCAATACAACGGTTTTATAAGGCTGCCAGTCAGCCATAGCTGAAAAAGATGCGATCACAGAAACAGCTACGATTGAGGCTTTAACAATTTTCATCATGAATTATTTTCCTTAAGAGAGTTAATCAACACCTTATTTATATATTCCGAAAGGCTCGGACTATTGTTTGCACGTGTGAAGCGCATAAAAAAGCCCCGCTATTGCGAGGCTCGTTTACTTTCTATCTTTCTGATCGTTCGAATATGCCCGTTACAGGCGTCCAGTGAATCGAGCAACAGGATGTTGAGCTGTACGCTATCCCCGAAAGTCATGTTGCTTTGTATTTCAGGGATAACGCAGTCAACGAGAAGGTTTGCCGGTATCGGTAGTGTCGGTGCTTTCACTACCTCGTATTGAGTCGGCTTGTCGGCGCAGCTGGTCAATAACAGAATCAGGAATAAGCTCGACAGAGCACTTGTTGTCTTTGAGCGCACTCTTCACTTCCTCCTGAAGCCGTTGTGACTTCATTTCTGCTGCTGCGCGACGGCGTGACTCTGCATCTACTAGCTGGTTCATCTCGCCCACCTTGTCGGCCAGATTTTGCAGCGTGTTCGCCAGGTCAGCGTTCTTACCGTTCAGTTCGCGGTTGTCTTTCACCAGAGAGCTGTTTTCAATGCGCAGCTGGCGATTATCAGCGCCAAGCTTTGCAATGAATCCGATGATGATGAGGGCGAACACGAACGGGATCAGGTTTTTGATGGTTGTGAAACTCATAACAAAACTCCTTCCGCTCGCTTCGTCCTGTCTATACGGTCCTGCAAACCATTCAGGCCGCCGTTGATGCGCCGGGTCAGACCGTTCACGTCGCCTGCATCGGCAAACTGGTTACAGCCGTTTGCTTTCCAGAACCAACCAGCAGATAGCGCAGCGTATTCGTCCTGTAGTAACAGGTCGGGTGAGTCAACCAGATTGAGCCCAAGCGCTTTGCCGCACTCTTCGTAGTTGGCTTTGAATGTGATTTGCTTGAGGCCGCGACCTCGATACTTCCAGCCGTCACCATTCAGGTTATTGCCGAATCGGCCGCCGTAGACGATGTTGGCAATAGCTGCCTGTCGTTCAGGGGATAAAGCCTTTTCGCCAGGTTTGCGACCTAACTGTTCACGTTGTGCAGCGGTTAAACGAAGACCGAATATCGCCAGACCGGCGACGCTGTAGTTGAGCGACTCCTGGACCGACTGGAAGCCGACCGACTCGGTGCCAATTTGCCCAATGAAATGAGCCTGGCGTTTTGGAGTGTCGATGCCGTAGGCGTTCATGGATTCGACGATGTGCGGATACCACTTCTCAGCCAGCGAGCTACTGATGCCCGCAGCTCGCATGAACTGGTCTTTAGTCATTGGATACCTCTTTGCCTGATGCTTTGTTCAGGAAACGATTCTCAAGCGCTTTAATCAGGGAGGAACCCGACCAGCCAGCCATGCCACACACGCCGCCCATCACCTCTTGCGGCCAGTTATAGTGGATGGCGATCATGGTCATGATTAAACCAGCGAATATCGACACAATTAGCTGAAGGCACATTGTCCTCCAACTAAAGGCTTCTCCATTGAGAACTTTGAAGGAGTAACTGGCTATAGCGCCAACAAGGGTCATGCCGAAAGCGATGAGGATGGACCAGATATTCGGATCGCTTTTGTAGGGCATTTTCATATCTCTCACCTCGCGTTAAAGCGGGTGCTGTGGGTAGTGTCAGGAAAGGCCAGCGAGGCAAAGGATGCGAGGGTTCATCTGTGATTGATTGCCTGTGGCCTAATACGAAAAAGGCCCGCGACAAGCGAGCCTAATAATTTGATTATTTGCTGGTTTTAGCAAAATAGTGCTTGCCTGATGATATAGGTTAACCTATAATTTATTTCATCAGCAAGACGCTGAAACGGGAAAGCCCCTACCGAAGCAGGGGCTAGCGAGGAACGGGTTATGATGAAGTTAATCATCATCCTGATTGTTCTCTTAGTGATTAGCTGGCCAGCTTACTAAGACAGTCAGGCGGAGGGGAGAAATCCCCTCCAACCCATAACTCAAAATATAAGGTTGGATCATGGCGCAGTCAATATCAGACATTCAGAAGCGTAGCGATGAGAAGCGCGGGATGAAGGTTAAAGGAATTAAGCTTCACACTGATACCATCGCGCTACTTGAGCAACTGTCAGATCAGATGGGCGCGCCGCAATCTCATGTGGTGACTACAGCACTCAACATGCTGGCGAAACATCTGAAAGAATCTGACCAATAAAACAAAAGCCCCGGAGCGATAAACTCAGGGGCTTCATGTTTTTTTTGAGCGCTTAACAACGTGCGCAACTTCCACTGTTATAAATCATATCCGCAGGTTCGGGAAAAGTAAATAGCGCACGACAAATTAATGCGCTATTTTCGGCTTTTACCTGGTGACTTCTCGTAACTGTGCGTCAGCCCACGATTCTTCCACCTCAAACTTAATGATAAGAGCGTCGTAGAAAGGCTTAACTGACTTCTTCCATGTATCGAGCGAAATGGCGTCAGTAATCTGGCATACCGCAGCAAAAGCCTCGGTAGAAGGCAGTCGAGGATAGCCAACGCCACCGCAGCGCTTACAGTCAGAAATCACAGGAACGCCCTGCTTCTCCGTCTCCTCCTGGTTTATCGCTTTCCCTCGCCCTTTGCAGTCGGAGCACGCGGTCGAGACAACCCCCTTCCCCTTGCACTTCTGGCACAGCACTTTGACCTGCTCCCTTCTGGCCGCAAGATTCGGCCGGCCGATATGCTTCATAGTAACGACTTCTGCATGAATGAAGCCAGCGCCATTGCAGCATTCACACTGCCGGGTACTCCCGGCGTTGCGTGAGTAGTCTTCAAAGGCGTAAGTTGCGAGCGCTTGCATTACCTTTGGCTTAATATCACTTTCGAGCTTGCGCAAGGCGGCAACCTTATCGCAGCGCTCAATTGCATACAGGGTCAGCAGTTCAATAGCTTTCTCACGGTCATTGCTGCTGACGCCCATTTTCCCCATAAATGCCGCAAACCCCATCTGCGCGCGATTCTGCACCATTCCCTGAGCTGCCATGATATCAGTGCCGGTCAATGCGTCTGATGCTGTTGCTCGCGGGGAATCGCTTATCAGAGTGGATTTCGGGAAGTGGTATTTTATTGAGTTTTCCAGGTTCATGCTGCATCACCTCCATCTGGCTTATTGATGCCGAGCCGGTTTACGAGCTCCCGACGCATTTCCATCAAACGCTTCTCCGTCTCATGAACGTTGTTGAGCTGCCACTCGATAGCCTCAAGCATCTCTTTGTCCTTCTGGCGCTGCTGAGCTAATGCGATGTTGGTTACTGTGGTCACGATGAAGCCTCCTCATGTGAGCGGGCGCTGGTCATCAGCACGCCATTAATGACTGCGTGACGCTTAGCGTGAATGTCACCGATGTACTTCCTGACGGTATCGCGGTGGCATGAAAGCTTACGGGAAAGCTCGGTTATGTTGCCTTTGCATTCCTGAAGTAAGCGAGGAACTGTCTGAACGATAATCATGCTGCCTCCATTAGCTCGGCTATATTGGGTAACTTCCCGCCCAGCTCAGTCACCACCAAAACAAGCATTCCGCCTTTAACCGCCTGACAGCGCTTGATGCGCATATCGTCTACCTGACCGTCATCCAGCCAGAAGCCCGCACTGGTGAGCGCGTCAAAAACGGCTTTGGGTAGATTGTCCAAATCGCGTTTGCGGTTATCGGGAGGTGCTGCGTGGATAGTGATTCTGATGCGGGGTTGGATCTTGAGGTCTAACTTGTGCTGCTGAATGATTTCGATTACTTCCCGTCGGTATCGCTTACCCCAATCGCTGATGTAGTGGATGCCTCTTGAGTGCCTCCAGTACCGATTGTTGGAAGGCGGCCAGGGCAGGACTATTCGGTATTGGTTCATCGCACCGTTACCCTCCCTTCTCTCGTTAGCTTTTGTAGCGTCAGGACGATAGCCCGATCCATTTCAGAACGCCGCTCTTCCCGGCTTAAGTCTTTGCCGTTGTCGATTCGCTCATGACATGGCGGACAAAGCGCCGCTGTTAAGCTGTCGTCGACCTTAAGGCCTATTCCCTTCCCTTCGTTTCTGTGCGCAGCCTGAACGCCATACCGGCCACACAGAACGCAGTAATCTAACTCCCTGACTGCCTGAAGCCATTTATTGCTCCTGAATATCGTCATTTGCGATATCTCCGTTCGGGTCTCGATATACCAGCCATTCGTTGATGCACTCGCCGCAAGCGTAGGTCTCATCCGGCTCCAGTTGCTTGCTGCATCCTGCGCAGAGAGCTCTGGCTATGCTCTGCTGCTCGTAGGCGTGAGTTTGTATGGGGCTAAGCATGCTTCCTCCGGGCGCGCAGACGTTCCCACATCACATCGTGAAGGTGAGAGGTATACGCGAAGGTTTTTATTTCGGATGAGGAGACTTCTGGCTTTCGTTTCGTTCGGTGGGTAACGCGGTAGATGCAGTTTTCGCAGACTATGTCGGTGATACTTCGTCGCTGTCGCGCCATACGTCCTCCTGAGTCTGGGGTAGTGGAAACTTACCAATCGGAGAGCGCTCGCACCTGATACACCATTGAAACCAGTAAGGCTGGTCAGGGCGGAATCGATAATCGTCCTTCAATTCACCGCATCTGTAGCATCTCTTCATGCTGCCACCTTCCTTCCCGTTCGTTTAGCCCACTCAATAGCTTCCTGAGCGTCCTCGCTCCACCGGACGTCTCTCTCTGCACCGAATGCGTAAATCAGCTCCAGAAGCTCGCTGAACTCGCTTATTCGCATCTTGCTGGTCGACTGCCCGAGCACGACAAACCCACCGTTGATGCCCGGCGCTGAGCGCTGGCCTTTGAGAGCTGCTGTGAAGATGTGCTTCCAGTCTTCGCTATCCAGTTTCATGCCATGCCATATGACCTGCTCTGAAACATCGCGCAGGGTCGCCCAAAGCCGACGATTTTGGTCGAGGCTTCTGGTCTTTTCCTGAATGGTCACGATGAGAGGTCGCTCGGGGTCGGGGTAAAGCTGCTGGATGGCGCGGATGGCGTTCTGCTGGACTATCGGCGTGCGGATTTCAAACGTTTGTTTCCTCATGGCTATTCACCTTTTGTACCTTTTGGGCAATTTTTACAGTCAAGAGATAGAATCCGGACATTAACAAACCGAGCAACACCGCTGGCCACGCCAGAAGGAATAACAGCCCTATAAATGTTTCTGCCGTTTCCCCTGGTTTATCCGTTGCCATCCATCGCCAGAAAGCGACAAAGGCAATTAAGCCAATGAAAAAGTAGATTGTCAGGTACATCACTCCCCCTTAACCTTGAGACCGGCGGCGCGGATGGAGTCGCATATATCCGCAATCAGTTGTCGATGGTTTAATACCTCGCGTCCTTGCGATCCGTTCCAATAACCGCTGGCATCCGGGACATCAATCTCCACCGCTGCGCGGGATGCCTGCCATGCCTCCCACATATGGTCGATGTCTTCTGCTGAATATCCATCGCCACACCACAGCTCATTCCATGGAGTTAGTGGCGCTTCGCCGAACCATTCTTCCCACCATGATTGAAACTGTTTTCTGCACTTATCCACGTCGCTTCTCCTCTTTAGCCAATACGAATGCACTGCACAGCAGAATCAGCGCGTCTGTGAACATAAGACCGTCCTGTTTGACGATTGCTGCGAACATGAAGCACAGGCCGATGAAGACCAGCATTATGATGCTCATATCATGCTCCACTGATGGTTAATTGAGTGGGGTAAAGGTGTATTCGTCATCGTGCATGACGGGGTCATGGAGATAGATAAAGCCGCCATCTTCAGTCCTGTAAGGGACTTCGAAATCATTGCGAGCTGGCTCAATGTGTCGCTGGCAGAAAGGACAGTAGTGCGCATCTTTTGATGGCTCACTAGTTGAATCGCTCATATCAGGCTCCGATTCGTGAGGTGATGAGTTTTGCAAACGGGCTAATGCTCGCCGTCTTGCTGATAGCTTTCCGCTCCGGCGCAGGGCTGTATGCGTAGCATCGCGTCTTCTTGCCGTTTGATGCGTAAGTGCGGACCATCTGTCGAGTCAGCTCGCCATTCATCTCCAGAATGCGCAGCGTGTTGATGCAGTATGTTAAGCTCAGGCCGGAAAGAGCACTCGCCTCTGCTGCGGTTAACGGCCCGTGAGTTTTGATGCAGCTGATTAACTCCTCCCGGCGGCTGCCGGATTCGAGTAAACGCCAGCGCTTATTGGTGAAGCCAGTGACGCACACTTCTTTGTCATGGCGCATTTGATTAAGCACGGCCCGGACGCCTTTGAGCTCATGTCCTACGCTGTTTGCGACCTCTGCTGTTGTCATGACTTTTCCACCCTGCATCACCTGCAGGATTTTTGCTTTGATGGTTGCCATAGTTATCTCCGCTCAATACCTAGCCTTACTGATTGCCTGAAGCATTATCAGCTGGCTGGTAAAGAGATATCGTTTGGTGAGTGTTTCGATGTCGATGAAGCGAGGGGTGCCGATGTAGGCAGAGATTACCTGGATGTCGTCGAGGGTTATTTGCATGGCTCGGGTGCCGCGGGGATAGGCATCCAGTGCGTGACTTGATATGGGCTTCCCTTTTTTCCATAAGTTGAAAACCAACAGCCCAGCCACAGCCCATCACCTTTGTATTTCCCACTCTCGATATTAAAGTGGTCATTACATGAGATACGCATTAAAACCTCCTCACCATCTTCCGGCATCCGCTCGCTGCATGGAATCCATCCACCAACCGCCTTACCTGCCAGCGATTCGAACTGCTGCGATGTGGTGTCGGTTTCGTGCGTGGTTGATGCATATCGGCAGTCGCAGTCAATGAGAATTGGTTCTCCCCATGGCTGAACCCCGCCGCTATCAGCTAAACCTGTGTTTCCACATTTTGGACAAACTGCCGTCTTCGCAACTTTGTCTGTAGCGGGCGGTGCGGTGTAGAGCGGCACGGCAGAGGAATAGTTATCGACTTTTGGGTCATTAGCGTGCATTAAGTAATGACCGCCAACCATGTACGCCACCGGCTCCGCCCGCTCCCGCTCTTTGCGCAGCGCCAGAAGTTCGGTCGCCATCGACATAACCTCATACCTGTCTGCGCAGTCGTATTCGGATAGCTTTTCTAACCGCTCATTGCTAATAGTGCTCATAATTTCTTCCCTCCAATGCTGGCGATGATTTCGTTGCGTGCGATTTCCATCTTGCGGTTGATATCCCGGCGCAGAATGGCGTTCATAACCCGGTCGCGACGGTATGCCTTAAGCGGCGGCAGGTGCTTTACCTTCTCGCGCGTCGGCAGGCTTGAAGCTGACCAGTAGCGCTGATTTCGGGCAGAAAACTCCTTCAGCGCTGCGCTCTGAAGCGCCGCCGTTGTGGTTGCCTTGCTCATGGTTGATCCTTGCGATGTTCGGTTGGCGTTTGCCAGAAATCTTCATTGTCGCGATCTGCCCACCGGAGCCAGACGCAGTCGTAAACAAAAGGAATGAATGCTTCGAAAAATGCTTTCCACTGCGCATCCCGGAAGCCGGTAGCGATATCCACCATTGCCTCAAGGGGATTGCCGCGCGTTGGTGGCCGCTTGATACCAGAAAGTCTTTCGAACTGAACTATCAACTCCTCTTCATCAAGGCATCTTTCCATCACAGCCTTGAATCGTGGGTTAAGAGCCAGTTCCATGATTGCCATGCTCACCATCAAAATCCCCCTCTCTTATTCGGTTTGCGTTCGCGTTCTTCCCTGCGGAAACGCGCCTCTTGCTGGTCGATGTCGTAAAGAATGCCGTTGCGCTGCTCAACGTAAACGGTGCCTGTGTTGCCGTGGCGGTTGAGTCGCAAAAGCAGCTCCGTTTCTGCCGGATTAACCGTGTCGTCATCCTCATTCTCACGATATATACCGAGCCAGTAATCACAGTCCTGCTCAATCTGGCCGGTAGAGCGTGAGTCGCTCGGCTGCGGTCGCTTATTGGCGCGAGCCTCGGAACCACGGTTAAGCTGCGTCAGAAGCACGACAACGCAGTTAAGCTCTTTAGCCAGTATCTTGAGGCCTTTGGTGATGATGCCGTACGCCTGAGACTCGGTATCCGCCTTCTCGGCAGCCATGAGCGTCAGGTAGTCGACAAGTACCATTCCCACCTCGCCGCGCTCGCGCTTAATGCGGCGCGACTCGGAGACGATGTGAGCCAGAGACAGGCCCGGCGTGTCGTCGATGTACAGGTTGTTGCTGTCGGCAATCTGCGTACCCATGGCGAGTGCCTGGGCGAACTGGTTTTCGTTGTAGCCGTTCTGGTAAAACACATCAGACTTCACGCGGGAGTGCTGCGAGATGATGCGCTCTACCAGCTGCTCGGTCGGCATTTCGAGGCTGAACGCGAGGGTTGGCAGGTTTTTTACCAGCGCGCAGTGGATAGCCATTTTCTGATAGACGGTAGTCTTGCCCATCTTCGGTCGCGCACCGACAACGAAAAGAGATCCGCGCACAATTCGTTTCGGCTCCAGCATTTCGTCCAGCGCTTCAATTCCGGACGTCAGGCCTACCGATGACGGGTTGCCCTCCAGTCGCTCACCGACCTGATAAGTCCATTTGTTGAATGCATCCCTGAACGTCATCAGGCCACGATGATTTCCGGTTTTGGCTTTGTCATCGACCTTCATCGCCAGCGCCTGCACCGCTTCCAGCTTCTGCGCGGTCGTCATCCCTGAGCGCGAGTAGAGCACCTCAAGCATCTGCGTAGCCTGCTCGATTGCCATGCGCTCGGTCGATTTATCCTTCACGACATTGGCGTAGTGCATGACGTTTGCGGCGCTTGGCGTGTTGCGGGAAATGTCTGCCAGATAAGCGAACCCGCCCACCTGCTCAAGCTCTCCCTGCATCTCCAGTGCGTCAGACAGGGTCAGCATATCCAGCGCTTTGCCTTTGGCGTTCAGCCCCTGCAACGCTGCGAAGATTCTGCCGTGCTGCCTGCTGTAGAACATGTCCGCATTCAGGAAGCCGAGCACCTTCTGGACGTTGTCGCTGTCCGGGGCGACCATCACTGAGCCGAGAACGGCCTGTTCAGCTTCGTAGTTGCTTGGCGGGGTTTTGTAATCAGAGGTCATCGCAGGCCCCCTCTCTCGTCTTTGCGTACACATCGACGTTCAGGAAGAACTCAATCGACTTTTTCCGCCAGGTCTTGCCGGTGCGATGGTCGGGTCTGTCTTCCAGCATCCAGCGGCAGTTTGTAGCGATGTAGTTCAGATAGACTTCCCAGTCATTCAGGGTGAACGGATGTCCGTCCAGCTGCCGGGTAACTTTGCTGGCTTTCTGCCAGAAGGTGCGGATCAGGTTTCTCCGCTTGTCAGTCAGGATGTTTATCCCCTGCGCTTCAGGGAGAACCCGCCGGTAAACTTCGACCACCTGCTCGCAGCTGAGAGACGGTTTTTTCTGTTCTGGATTTTCTGAGGAAGATGCACTCTCTCTTACGTTAGTAAGAGAGTAATTATTTATATTATTGTTTATGGACAAACGTTGGACATCTCTTGGACAAACATCGCTGAGAGCCGCATTTTTACTGGGTTTAGCGTTGGACAAGTCTTGGACATTCGTTGGACAATTTTGAGCCTGAAAATCGTCATATTTTACGATGGTGATGAGACTGAATTTCTTCTGCATCGAAGTGACGGTAATCATCCCTTTAGCCTCAAAACTGCGCAGGAGGCTCTTAACTTTGTTGTCGGGAATGAACGTTTCGCTGACCAGTGTCGGGCGACCTGTAATCATCTGCCCGCGCTCAACTGTGACCGGTCCAACATCGGTGTTTACGACGGCATCCTCATGATTTGCCTTGAGGATTAGATGCACCCAAAGATGCACGGCCTGAGAGTCCTTGTAGAGTCGGCTATCCATAAACTGGCGGTGTATAGAGACAAACCCCATACCGGCTGCCTCCTGCTGGTTTACGCGGCGTTCTTGCTGCCGGTAGTCTGCTAATTTAACGACGCCCATTCTTCACTCCTGCCTTAGCCAGTCGATAAACACCAATGAACCGTTCAGCGAACGATCTGTTATTGGCTGCCGCTACCACCAACCCATCAGGGGAATCAGGGTGCCGAATCTCTTCTTTTTCCTGGTACTTCCTGCGTTTTCGCATTAAAATGTCTCCTGTTGATTGTGTTGGCGTAACACAGTTTGCTCAGGCCCTAAACGAGTTACCGCTCGTTTGGGGCTTTTCATTTTTGAGTATCTTCGCTACCTGCTCAGCAAGCCGGGCCATCTCGTCATCCACGACACCCCATTCCAGCACTGCAAGTAACATCGAAAACTTCGGTATCCAGTCACGTTTCCATCGACTGATTTGCGCTTTATCGACACCGACAGCTGCGGCTGTTTTCTCTGTGCCAATCATTGCGATCTTGTTAAGCAAGGCGCTCTCAATGCGTAAAGCCTCGTTGCGTTTATTTGCGTGTTCCATTCGGTATTCTTCCTTTGTGGTTTAGATAGATACGTGAGCAGACCGTGGGGTCTGCCACTTAAATGAGTTACCGCGTTGTCGGCGGTTCAGATTGGTAAAGAGCGGGTACTTCTTAGGCGGCCCTGGAGCCGCGTTTCTTGCCGTACAGTAACCAGAGCGGGTCGCACTGGAGAGCTGCGGCAAGCTCAAACAGGAAGCGCGGACGTTGCGTAGAACCTGCTTCAATTTGCTGTATTGATTGCTGCTTCATCCCAGCTTTCTCAGCTAATTGCGCCTGTGTCAGATTCAACTCCATGCGCTTCTGTTTGAGGCGTTCGGAAATTGTATTCATTACTCACCTCCACAGTTTTATCTGTATTGTCTAACAGTTACTTCTGTTTGTCAAATACAGCTTTAACTGTGACGATGTGAGGAAATGGAGAGGAAGCTATGAGCCTTGCAGAACGGGTAAAACAAAGAAGAATTGAGCTGGGTTTGACTCAAACTGAAGCAGCAGAAAAAGCTGGAATCAGGCAGCAGTCTTGGGCGAGTATTGAAGAAGGAAAGACATTAAAGCCCCGGAACATTGTTGGTATTGCTGAATCTCTTCGCTGTGACCCGTCATGGCTGGTTAATGGTGGCAACTTCCAGCCTGTTAGCGAGGTGAACACAAGGAGGATTCCATTGATCAGCTATGTACAAGCTGGCGAAATGGCAACTAAAGGACCTATAGAGGCCCTTGATGGATCTTGCGAGTACGTCATGACTGACATGGACTGGTCGCAATACACCTTTGCTCTAAAGATTGTTGGCGATTCTATGGAGCCTGATTTTAAGGCTGGCGATGTGATAATCGTGGACCCGGAAATCGAACCAGCCCCTGGAGAGTTTGTGGTTGCGAAAAATGGCGAACACGAGGCCACATTCAAGAAATACCGCCCAACCACTCTTGCAGAAGATGGCAGGCAGCACTTTGAATTGATACCGCTTAACGACGATTATCCTGTAATGCGAAGCATTGATCGCCACATCCAGATTATCGGGACGATGGTTGAACACCGGATTTATCGCCGGAAGAGATAGTCAGCATCATAGGCAAGGTAGTTAAGGCTCAGTGGCCTGAAGAGACGTTTGGGTAAAAATTCACTCTCATTAACCGATATAAACACACGAAGCCATTCCGGGATTAAATATGGATATCATCAACAAAAAAACTACCCTAGATGACATAAAGAAATTCTTATCAGAAAACGGTTATGAATGTGATGAAGTTGTTGAAAATAGGCTTATTTTTACTATAAAAGGCGTTAAATCAAGTGCCGCTATGATGCCCAGCGGTAACATCTTGTTCATGATTACCTTACAATTGAAGGATGGCCTAAATGAATATGAAGTATTAAAAAAGGTTAATGAAATCAACTTTCAGATTATTTCAGGAAATCTTTCTGTTAAAGATGGCGTTGCTATGTTTTGTTACACGCTAATTCGACCATACGGCATGGGCGCCAAAAGCTTTAAAGAATTTGTTGATTATCATACCTTTACTATGTCTTATATTGTTGAAGAACTAGGTCTTTCTGAAATCACAAAATGATCAATGATGATGCTTTTAATAAGTATTTAAGTGACTTAGATGCAATCCTATCGGAAGAGTCAAAGCTAAAATCACAGCAGGCTCGCATCATACTTGATCAAAACGATAGTGATAGCTGGGTCGAAGCAGAGCGGCATTATGAAGAAATAAGGAACGATCACAAAGACATAGATAGGATTTGCAGCAATATCTCTGAATCATCAAGAGTTGTGACTCGAGTAAAAGATCATGTGTTCTTTAGAGAGCACATTTTTATAGTGGATGACTTGATTGAGAAAAGAAGATTCGATCCAGACCCAGAGATAGTCAATGCATGGAGCCGTCTCACCGAAGGTGACCATGTTGAAAGTGATATCGATTTCTTCAAGCACGAGCAAGTAGAGTCTATACTTGAGAGGAGAAAAGGATTAGATTACGTCAAAGCCCACAATGAAGCTATTGGACTAGGCTATCACTGGAACCCAGAGGAGGCATATGATGGCGATTCTGGTTAGGATAAAAAAAATTAAATCGACACCAACTAGTGTAACCTATTCTTTTGTAAGCGAAAAAGGGAGTGAGGGGAAGTTTGCGGTTAACTCACAAACAGGCGACCTTAAGCTGATATCTTCAATGCCAGATGATAACAGGAAATTATATTTTGCCAGGGCGGCCCGTAAGGTTATGACTGAGTGGCAAGCCAAAGGCACCCTACCTGATCAAACCTTTTGGGCTAGCTAAATCCGGCTTATCCATATTTCTGATACCCCCATCCTCTAAAACAACCCGGCCACCGCGCCGGGTTTTTTATTGCCTATTCAGCCCACCCCTCGGCATCTCGCTTAGCCTGAAGCTCTTTTACCCTACTCATATCCTTTCGCTTCTTCATAATCGTTATTAGCTGTCGGTATCCGTGGTGAGCTGGAACAAAGAACTCCTGCCCAGGGAGATCCCTTTCCCACTTTTCTTTCAAAGCCTTAAAAGCCAGCGGCGCGAATGCTACTGACTGTTCGCACAGTTGTATCGCTCTTTCAAGATGATCGCCCTCAGCTTGTAATGCGCCTTGATCTGCTCTTGCAATTCAAAATGCACCTGCACCTTCTGGTCTGCCGACAGCCAACGTAGTTTTTCTAACCACTCATTGATATCCATAACATGCTGAACCTTTGAGACCTGAGTGAGTTAATTCTACACAACCAGTACGAGCATGAAACCTCAACAAATTTTTTTACCTTCAAAAACAACCACATCTGTTTCAATCTGCAAATTTTACAGTTTTATCTGTTGACGTTATTACAGTTTTATCTGTATCTTTAGCCCATCAGCAGGACGCTGGCAGCCACAAGGAACTGAGTGGCATCGCTCTTTAACTTCGACGGTGCGCTGACAAAGCGCGAACAGATACCAAACGAGATGGGTTTGGGGTGTGGCAGGTTGCGCGATATGAGATGCGAGCAATACCACCTTAGGCAGTATGAGTCTGCAAGCCGATTTGGCAAACGGATGCAAGCCAGCCTCACCAAGCCGCTGGAGTACGGAATAGCAACAGACCTGCACACCACCAAAGCCATTTCACACGAGGACAAAACAATGAACGCAATGAACGCAGCAATCTTCCTTGACCTGAACTGCAAGACCTCCCAAGAAAAACGCCTGATGCTCGATAGCCTGCTTGAGATGGGGCAGATAAAAGAATCTGTACACCGGATTCTTAGCAAAAAAATCAAATAATACCACCGCCCCGGATGACGGGGCGTCAACTCCCCAACAACGCGGAGAAATGCCATGACGGTTATCCAATACGGTTCTTCAGTATCAGCTGGTAACGCTAAAACTCGCCGTCATGAGCGGCGCAGAAAGCTCGCTATCGAGCGTGAAGCTATCGGCAATATCATCGACTCAATTTTAGGTTGCGAGGCTCCTGACGCTTCTCAGGAAGAATCACGCAAGCATGCAAGCCGCGTTGACCGAGCCACTTCGCTCGTAGCTCTCCGCGATTACATGGAACCGGAAGTAACCGAACGCAAGCGTAACCCGGCATACAAGAAGCCGGTTAACCACCCTACCCACTTGATTAACGCGCACCAGAAAATGCGCGGCAAATCGATTCCATTAATTTGAGGTGAGATATGTCAACGTATCGATTTTTTATGTTCGACCCTGAAAATGGATTTGAAACCTACAAGACGGCAGAGGAAGCCAAAGCAGCAGCGGAAGAAGCCATCGATTACTACCGCGGCGATGCAGGAGATGGATGGCCTGATGAAGTTGAGCAGGTTTGCTGGGTAGAAATTAAGCAGGAGACTCAGCAATTCGATTTAAGGCCACGCAATGAAGAAGATAAAAGCAGCTGCGACATGATTTGTGATTACGCGTTAACAGATATTCAGGCCGCATAGTCGGCCTTTCTTTTTGGCAGAAAGCCACAGAGGTGAGACATGAGCATTGAACAAATGAGGGTTGTTTGTGAGGGGGCTAAGGCTCTTGGAATGAAGATGGTTGGAGATAACTTCATTGGCTACAAGTTCTGCGATGGACAGGAGAATTTGCGTGATGCGGCTAATGAATTGCTTCAGTCATTTTTCCCCGGGGAATTGCTTCAGGACGATGAGCACGAATACACGCAGCGCGTTTTTTTTCTTAGGAACTATCCGTGACGAAGATTACAGCCATGCGATATGGGAACAGGCTTAAAAACGCACTTGCCAGGCAGCAAGCCACTTATCTGAGGTGAGATATGAAATACAGTCCGGGTCCGTGGAAATGGGAAGGGAAAGCGCTGTGCAACGAAAAGAACATAGTTGGCGGAGGAGGTTGGGATTTCAGCGCGGCAAATAAGCGAATCATAGCCGCGGCTCCTGACCTTCTCGAAGCGCTGAATTCGGTTATGGAGTTGCAGACGCGCGGGTATGTGGTTCTTGGTGACAAATGCACTGAAATGGCCCGTGCAGCAATAGCTAAAGCCATCGGCGAGGAGGAGTGAATGGAAGGTTGCGATAACAATGACCTGATGATCAGGTTAACAAGTGCAGTAAGCGCAGTGTTCAGCCAGTGCATGCAGGAAAATGAATATTACGTTGCAAAGCTTGCCGTTGCTGAGTTTCTGGTTGCAGTTGACCTCTCACCAGACGATGCGATTGAAGTCATGCAGCGAGCACAGGGAATGGATGCCATGACTGACGATTGTCTGGATGAGCTAATCGAGGACTTCGCTGAAGGTGCTGAATAGCAGCCGATAGCCGATTCATGGAGTCGGTTATCTGATGCAACCACCAATGAGCAGAAGGATAAAACATGACCAAAATCTACATCACAAAATATGCGCTTACCTCAGGAATATTTACAGCTGAAGCAAATGTGGATACTGAGAAAAGGATGGCGTCATTCCGTGGCTCTGAATCAGGATTCTTGCAGTATTACCATGGCGATGATTTCCATTTCAATAAAGAGGCCGCATTGGCTCGCGCCGAAGAAATGCGCAATAAGAAACTCAAGTCATTGGATAAGCAGATGAAGAAAATATCTGCCATGAAGTTTGAAATCAAAGATTGAAATCGCAATCCGTATTCACAGAGTGCGGCTGACGATGCAATCCGCATCATAACCAAGACAGGAGACGAAGACCTGTTCTGGTTATTGGAGAAACCCTCATTATCCCCTGAAGTTGTTCGCCCTCTCCGGAGGGCTTTTTTTCGCCTGGAGGAAGTATGGGTGATATGGGTGAATTCTGGCGGGACCTGAAGCCAGAGTTAAAAGAACGCAGAAAGAAAGCCCGAGACTCAGCGCATGAGCGAATAGCGGCATTCTTCAGGAGAAATGAAGTGGAGTTTGAGGAAGGGAATAACACGCTGATATTCAGGACGCCACAGGGAACAGTTGCTTACTACCCACCAAGCCAGCGCATGCAGCACAAGAATAACTGGAAAGATTGCCCCCCTACTTACTGCATGAATTACGTGAAAAAACTCAGAGCCGTTTAGGCGGCTCGCATATCAACAAGGCTGCTTATTAGCGCGGCCTTTTCGCTATGCCCACTTAACCGTAAGGAATCCCACCATGATGCAATTATCGCTATCGGGTGGCGGCATCATGTCCGCCTATTACCCGACTGAATCCGAATTATCCAAACGCTTTCGCCGCCTTATCCGTGCGGCTCGCAAACAACTGGAGGCGTTATGCCACATGTAAATCACCACGCTTTGCGGGCGGCGCAGAGCAAGGCGGTTATCGCCCGATTCCTGGGTGATGCCGGGATGTGGCTGCAGGCCAATCAGCAGATGAAGCAGGCAATGAGCATGCCATGGTACCGGAGGACGCAATGAAGCACCTCAACCCTCGCGACATGACGGATGAGCAGTTCTATCGGCTTGTCCATGACATTTTCGAAAATTACTCAGAGCAGGAATCCGAACATGACAACAAATCCTCCCCGTCTCGCGTCGACGATTGCGATCAGCAAGATATGGCGTGAAGCATATATCAAGATGGCGCTCGAATACCGTCGCGCTGGCGACCGCAGGGAGAAAAAACTTGCGCTGCTCGCGGCACAACTTGAGCGCATGAACGTTCGTGAATTACTCGGCCCTGCGCCGTTCTGAGGTTTCTATGAGCAAAGAGTTTTATGCCCGTCTGGCAAAAATACAGGCCCATCTTAACGCGCCGAAAAACCAGTACAACTCATTCGGCAAATACAAATACCGTAGCTGCGAGGACATTCTGGAAGGTGTTAAGCCGCTTCTGGATGGGCTGTTTCTCTCAATAAGCGATGAGATTGTGCTGATTGGTGACCGCCATTATGTAAAGGCCGTGGCAACCATTACTGATGGCGAGACCAGCCACACCGCCACTGCAATGGCCCGCGAGGAGGAAAGCAAAAAAGGAATGGACGCAGCGCAGGTTACGGGCGCGACAAGCTCATACGCTCGCAAGTACTGCCTTAACGGACTGTTTGGCATTGATGACGCAAAGGATGCGGATACTGACGAGCATAAACAGCAGCAATCAAGGCAGGAAAGCAACGCGCCGGCTAAAAAGCCTGCCTCGCCCGAGCAGGTTTTAAAGGCGTTTACTGAGGCCGCCTCCGCAAAAAATAGCGTCGCAGAGCTTAAGGGCGCTTTCGCTAAGGCGTGGAAGATGCTGGAAGGTACGCCTGAGCAGCAAAAGGCTCAGGACATTTACAACATTCGCAAAGATGAACTTGAAGGGATGGAAGCGTAATGGCGCACTCAATAACAGTAAAACTCAACAAGCCAGCCAGGGAGTTTCAGGCAGGCGAAAGCATCGGATTCAATGTCCGCGCAGGCGTTCAGTATTACGACAGGCAGTCCAAGAAAAAGGAGTGGACGAACTACAGCGCCGCTGTGTTTGCCAAGCCGGGTCCGCAAGCGGATTACTACCGCAGCGTGTTGCTTGAAGGCTCTATCGTAGAGTTAACTGGCGACAGCATTAAGGTGGATGTTTACCAGGGAAACAACGGGCAAACCATCACGCTTGAGCTTCAGAATGCGAAAGTAGGCTTCGCTTCGTCAGGCCATCAGCAGTCGTCGCAAACAACATCTGGCTCAGAGCAGTTCGACGATTCAATCCCCTTCTGATTTAACCCAATAAGGCCATCAATATGTCATCACCTCTTCCCGGGGCGGGATACGCACGCCCGCCAAAACGTTCCGGCACCAAAGAAGAGGTGCTGGCGCGCATCAAAGCACATCTGCAAGAGACGCTGGGAAAGTCGTACGAAACCGAGAGCAAGGAAGCTCGCATGACCCGCCAGGCTGATGCGCTGGCCGACCGGCAGCTTTGGGACGACAACCTTGCGGCATCGTTCATGCCCGGATTCGTCACTACAGGCCCACGCCGACCTGAAGAAACAGATAACCGTATGCGCCGCTTCCTCGGTCGATACGGGCACGTTCGTAACGATTAAGGAGTTAACTATGTCACGAGACCAGGCAAATTATTTAACCGTAACCGTCGGCGGTAAGTCTGACCGCAAACACACTCCGATGCCGAGCCGCGAAGAGCTTATGAAACGCAACAGCTTCGGCTCTGTGAATAACAACAAATACCTCAACCGCTGGCTGCGTCAAGGCGGTGCCGCATGACAGATGTATCCATTCTCGACATGTGCTGCGGCTCCCGTATGTTCTGGTTTGACAAGCAAGACGAGCGCGCAATTTTTAGCGATATCCGCGCCGAGCAGCACACCCTCTGCGACGGTCGCAGTCTTGTTATCAGTCCAGACGTAGTTGCCGATTTCCGCGCGCTGCCATTCTCTGATGCTTCCTTCCCTGTTGTAGTGTTTGATCCGCCACACCTTGAGCGTGTCGGTGATAACGCATGGATGGGGAAAAAATACGGAAAATTAAACCGGGAAACGTGGCGTGATGACCTGCGCGCCGGGTTCGAAGAGGCATTTCGCGTATTGCGGCCACACGGCGTGCTCATTTTCAAATGGAACGAAACACAGATACCTGTTCGCCGTATTTTGGAACTCACAGACGAGAAGCCAGCTATCTGGCAACGAACAGGAAAATCCGACAAAACGCACTGGATTATTTTTGTTAAAGGCGGTGCCGCATGAACACAGCAAAACTGAAAGCGGCGGCCGGCATCAATCTTGAGACAGGGGGGTGAAGCGTGAGCGAAATAAGCAAAGTTATCGAAAGTGAAATCGCCGATTTTTTCGCTGGATTCGGTGGATCGGGTGAGCCGGATATTCAGAACGGAGAGGCGCAACGTTTGTTAACAGAGCTCGTGTTGTCTGTGCTGGCGCTGCGGGAGCGGGCGGAGCCTGTTTATCAGGTGCAGGCCATGGACTGGCACGACGTTGAAAAATATCTCTACGATGAAGCGCTAGATCGCGGTATCAGATGCCGAGTGCTCTACACCGCACCGACCGCGCCAGTTGTGACTGCTGAAACCTTTGAAGAATGGTCGCGTCGATGCGAAATCCAACTCACGTTGTGCCGCCCTGAATTCCGTGAAGTTGCCGAGATAACCTGGAACGCCTGCCTCGCCGCCATGCTCGAAGCGCCGGGCAAGAATTGACAGCCCGCCCACCTCAATTTACTGTATATAAATACAGTTATTTTGAGGTGCGTCATGAGCAAAGACTCGGACTACTTAATCATCTATAGAGGCGAGATACATCACCGCATTACGCCCGGTAGATGGGTTCTCATTCAACGTGCGCGCGAATACGGCGGCGGATGGTGGCTGGGGAGAGCGTACGATGATGTTTTTATGCTGGAGTTCGAGAAGCCATGCTCTATGGCTGCGGCATCGGAGTACATCATGTCGCATGGAAGGATGCAGACATTCCCGCCGTGGGATGACAATTTTGAGTTAACACCATGACCCGCTTCGGCGGGTTTTTTATTGGAGCGAATATGAGAGCCCAGAATCAGAGAGTCCATATTGTTTACAAGATAGGAAGGAATGGCACTGGTTGCGGAGTGGTTGCCGTTTTTGAGAGCAAAAAGGACGCTGATGCGATGGTTGAAAAGAAGTCGTCGTGTCATGAAGCGCACAGCCATTACCTCTACAAGGTAATCAGTAAAGAAGTGAAGCCTACAAACGCCGCCTGATGGCGGCTTTTTTACGCCTGGAGATAATCGAATGGAACAATACAGCCTCACGCTTGATGAGGCCTGCGCCATGCTCGGCATATCCAGACCTACAGCCACAAACTGGATAAAGTCAGGAAGACTACAGGCCACCCGAAAAGACCCATCAAAACCCAAATCCCCATACCTCACCACTCGCCAGGCGTGCATTGCAGCCCTCAAATCTCCGCTGCATACTGTCGCCGTGAGCGTGGGTGATGGCATACGAGAGGAATTGATATGTCACTCTTCCGCAGAGGTGAAATCTGGTACGCATCGTACTCGCTCCCGGGCGGGAAGCGAATTAAGGAATCTCTTGGCACAGCGGACAAGCGGCAAGCGCAAGAGCTGCATGACCGAAGGAAGTCAGAACTCTGGCGAGTAGACAGGCTTGGTGATTTCCCTGACGTAACGTTCGAAGAGGCTTGTTTGCGCTGGCTTGAGGAAAAAGCTGATAAGAAATCGCTCGATACTGATAAAGGCCGGATGGGATTCTGGCTTGAGCATTTTGAAGGGATGAAGTTGAAAGATATTACTGAGGCGAAGATTTACACGGCCGTCAGTAAGATGCAGAACAGGAAAGCAAAGGAAATCTGGATACAGAAATGCGCGGCAGCAGAGAGAAAAGGAAAGGAGTTTCCGGTATTCGAAGGCAGGCCTGTAACGACTTCAACCAAGGCCAAGCATCTGGCATTGATGAAGGCAATACTACGCGCCGCAGAAAGGGACTGGAAGTGGCTGGAAAAGGCTCCGGTAATAAAAATACCGCAGGTGAGGAACAAGCGCGTTCGCTGGCTTGAGCCTGAAGAGGCCGAAAGGTTGATTAATGAATGTCCGGAGCCGCTTAAATCAGTTGTCAGGTTTGCGCTGGCTACTGGTCTAAGGCGGTCGAACATCATTAATCTGGAGTGGCAACAAATCGACATGCAGCGTCGTGTTGCCTGGGTGAATCCGGAGGACAGCAAGTCAAACAGGGCTATTGGCGTAGCACTGAATGATACAGCCTGCCGGGTATTGCGTGAACAGATCGGCAATCATCACAAATGGGTGTTCGTTCATACCAAGGCGGGAAATCGCCCTGATGGCTCTGCAACGGATCAGATCAGGAAGATGAGAGTTGACGACCAGCGAGCATGGAACTCTGCTTGCCGTAGAGCGGGCATAGAGGATTTCCGGTTCCATGACCTGAGGCATACATGGGCGAGCTGGCTTATTCAGGCCGGAGTGCCACTGTCTGTTCTGCAGGAAATGGGAGGCTGGGAGTCAATTGAAATGGTTCGCAGGTATGCACATCTTGCACCTAATCACCTGACTGAGCATGCGCGCCAAATTGACTCCATTTTAGGGTTTTGTGTCCCAAATATGTCCCACACAGGAAATCAGGAGGATTTGAAAGAGGCGTAA